CTATTACTATTATAGTATTCGCATGGAAAGAGATTACTACTATCCTTCCTGTGAAAGTCGTATCTTATGTAAAGATAGCAGGTGTGCTATTAAGTGTTATTCTAGGTACTCTATTATTCTTATTGTAATATGGACTTCGGGAATATACTTAATGAAATTCTACGTACTACTGCTACTAGTTTCGATTTCGCATTTGTTATCTGTGTTAATGTACTAGCATACCTAGTAATTAAACTAGTTGACAAACTTAATGGAGATAAAGTAGTAAGTACTTGGAATAAAAGAGTGATAACTCTTGTGTGTGCTGTATTAATGGGAGTAATATACTTCTCATTAAAGTTAGGTGATGTTAAAGTAGTACTTAATTCTATTATTCTTAGCTTTGTATTTTGGAGTTGGATTCTAAAACCAATACTAGCCTTCTTCAAGATAGATTATAAGAAGTTTATAATAGAAGATGATGAACCTAATCAATATCCAAAGTAAGTACTATTAGTAAGAGTAGTAAGTGAGAGTCGGCTAATAATGGTCGGCTCTCATAGTATGCACATCTCTTTATGGGGGAATAAAAACTATGTCCCACGCTCCTACGCTTTCACAGAAGCCCATCATTGCATTTTAGTGCCTAACCTTAACTTACTATTATCCGATAGACTTGCGTGTCTCTGTGAGCCTTAAAATGCGTCACGTGTATAAAAATGTTTACAATGTGAATAGCTGTAAGCTAGATAGTAAGCTAGATAATAGTGCTGAATCAAAATTATTAATAAAAGTCTTGTTAATACCAATATAATAACTATATTTGTTATAATACTAATTCAAAACAAAAGTAATATGGCTTCATTAAATCAAATTGTATCTGAAATAGCTCATGCTATTCATCAGCCTAATAACTTTACTACGAGACAAACTATTCGTAGTGCAGTTATTCATACGTTCAATGAACAGATAAGACAGACTTATGAGCGTCATGCTAATGTCGATAAGATATTAATGCAGAGATATAGAGTAAGTCTTATTAGTGTTCCTGACGGAGATATATTTCAAAGTCTTGTAAGTACAAAGTATAAAGTTAAAAGAAGTAAGGTTAGAATACCTAGACCAGTTCGTCTTGATAATAATCTTCCTTTTGTTAGCGTTCGTACTGTTGGTTATGATAATATGGCTATTCCTTTTATTAAAGAAGCAAATGCTCAATTTTATAAAGCATTGCCAGGAATGTGTACTAGTCTAAGTTATGATTATATCAATGGTTATCTATATGTTAATAGCAATGGTAATCCGTTGATTGAACCACTAGGACATATTATTATCGAATCACCATTTGAAATACCTACTGAAATTCCTATTGAAACAGAAGAAGGAGTTGAATCTAACTTCGATAATGATGATGAATTTATCATTCCCGAAGATATGGTAGAACGAATCAAAGACGTAATCTATAAACGTAATCTACTTAATGTAGAGAGAGTAACTAATGAAGTCCCAGTTAAGGACGATATAAATAAACAACAAATAGAAGTATAATTATGGCTAGCGGTGAAAGATACGACCACAGAAATATGTATACTAGCTTTATAAAGACAGCCGAAGAGGATTATGTTCTCGTGTCTGAAAAGATAGCTAGATACAAGTCTTTATTATATAAAATCAAATATTCTATTGAACAAAATAGAAATGCTATTGAAGCTATATTTGATGTATGTGTTTATAACTATTGGGAATGGAATACTGATGAACTAGATGTTAATAAAAAGATGGAGAAAGCAATAGATGCTAAGTTCACTAAATTCGATTCTTCTAAACAACTAAGATATGGTAATATATACCGTAACTTAAAACAATACTTTAGAGTACTTCGTAAAATAAGAGAATATGAGATAAGACAGCAGAGAATTAAGAATCGTAAGAGCATTACTCGTCCTCAATATGAAGCCTATTGCAAGTTATTCTTTAGAGAAGTATCTAAAGAAGTTCTAAGAGGAAAAGTTTATAAGTTTGAAAAGAGATTAGGTTGTCTTATTATAGAAAGAGTTTTAGTTAGAGATAGTTTTACTACTGCCGATGGAAAAGTTGTTAAACTCAAGAAGGTTATTGACTATTATAAAACAGAGTTAAATAAAAGAAATCTTCTTGCTCAAGGGCTTATTCCTTATAATAAGAAAGACCATGCTGCTGCTTTACTAAGAGGTGAGAAATACGAAGGAATTAAATATGTGGAGTATCTTGATAATCCTTATTATTGTAAGTTACTTATGATTGACGGTACGATTAAGAATAGACCATTGTTTAAATTCTATGGAACTAATCTTCACATGAAACGTAGCAATGATGATATACTATCTGAATGTAAAACTGTTGAAGATATTATTAATGTTGATACTGATATTAATAATCGTCTTTCTTTAATTAATAAGTTTGACCCAAGTTACACTATAAAATATATTAGAAATAATGAACAAAGAGCTATCTTCCGTAGAAACTATTATCGCAAGACTTGATAATGATTTCAATATTATGAGTAGTGATTATATACCTAGAGTGGGTGCTTGGTGTATAGATGCTATGAATGAAATGGGTATTCTTCAATATGAAGAAAAAGAAACTACTGTTGATGTTGTTGATAGAGTTGCTTATTTCCCATGCTGTATGAACGCTTTTAAAGTTTATGTTGAGGGTTGCGAGATTTCCCCCTTAAAGAAAGGTAAGTGCTCTTGCTCTTCCGGTACTACCGAACATTTCGTCCAAGATAGAGAAAGAGCTAGAGAACGTGAAAGTAAACGTACTGTTGAGATTGACCCCGAAGGTTACGAAGGAAAGAATTATGTATATCTTCGAGATGCTAATGCAATCCAATTAAACTTTGATGCAGATGTTGTTACCGTATCCTATCTTACAGTTAAGACTGTATATAGTGATACGTTTCATTGTAATATACCTGTTATTCCTAATAACGGTAAACTTATTGAAGCACTTGAATGGTTCTGTATGTGGAAGTTACTAAGTAGAGGACTTAAACATCAAGTCTATTCTCTACAAGGTGCTATGTCAGTCAATCCATATTTGTTATGGAGAGATTCTCGTGACAGAGCTAGAGCTTCTGTTATTAATGAAAACCAAGATGCTAACGCTTATAAAGGTTGGTCGTCATTCTTTTATAATTCAACGTTTAGACCGAGAGACTAATGGAAATAGTTAAAGAATTAAATAAAGATGATGGGTTAGAATTTATAAAGAATGGTTCTATAACTCATGCTTCTAATATAGTAGTTTCTAAAGATGGTAATTCTATCCAGAATGAAAAGTCTTTAGAAACTATTGCTACGTTTGATAATACCATTGTTGGTATTGTGTCTTGTGCTACTGAACTTGTTATCTTTACTAATGCCAATGAAATATTTAGATATAATGAGTTTACTGGTGAGACTATTAAAGTAGCTGCTTCATGGGAATGGTATGGTGGAGAAGTATTTGGAACTTATACGTATAATGTTCGTGGAGACTTAATCATAGCTATTAGTGAACGTAATCCTAGAGAAGATGTGCCACTAAAAGTTATAAATCTTAATAATGCTGATTCAGGTTCAGATAATATCTTTACTCTTAATCCTAATATTCCGCAAGTTACTGTAACTGATTACGGACAGATGGCTGGTGGAAGAATGAGAATGGGAACTTACTTGTTATTTATTAGATATGAAATAACAGATAATGAATATACTAGTTGGAGAGATTTAGGAGTTGTAATTTATCTATCTAATGAATTAAGTAAAGAGACTGTGTCTTCTGTAACTATTGAAGGAATTAAAATGCCAGCAACAGTTGCTCTACCTACTCATATTACAGCTACTTACGAATTATATGATTATTCAAGGGAAGATACTGATTACGCACAGTCTTATATCTATGCTAAGTTAGAGATGGTTAATAAGACTACTAATAAATTTAAATCTTTTCAGATAGCTTATGTTTGTACTTATAAAGATGGAACAGAAGCCTATAACTTAGGTAGTTACCAATTCAACGAAGAAAACAAATATGATATATATGGTATTCGTTCTGGTAAGACTCAAATGTCTGTTGATGAAGTATTAGTATCTGCTAACAACTTTAATCTTTATAATATCAAAACAATGTGTAACTATAATAATAGATTATATGTTGCTAATTATAAAGAAGAAAGTAGAAAGCTAGATATTGATAGTTTCGATACTAGTGGAATTAAAGTTGGTGTTTGGAATGAAACAGACAATCATGGAAATAAATTAAAAGATGATTCTGGAAAAGAAACTGTTATAGGTGTTCCAAAACCTATTGAAGATGAAGTTTATAGATTCTATATTCATTATGTTTATCCTGATGGAAGTTATACTGATGGTATTCTTATAGAAAATAACAATTATCGTCATAAAGATACTAATAATGGTTTTTGGGTAAAAGACCCAGTACAAATTGTTATAGGTAGATATTATAATACTTCGATTAATAAAGATGTCGATATTATGATGGATTGTTATGATGATACTAAAGTGTCTGATGTAAAGGCTGCTATTGAACAAGCTAAAAAGGATTATCCAGGATGGTATGGGACTACTATTATGGATAAACTTAGTCTTATTCAAATGGCAGAAGAGGCTAAGATAGATTACTATTGGTTTAATCTTGACCCACGGTTTATGGATGGAAGTACTACTAGTGCTAGTCCATACTACAGAATGAAGTTCTTATGTCCATTTACTAATAACAAAGGAGATAGATTATTCAGAACTCCACATCAAGTAAAAGGAAACTTTACTTTTAAGAACATACCTATGTATGAAGGATTCGTAGGTTACTTTATTAGCTATGAAGAAATAGATAGTATTCTTATTTGCGATGGTATAGTAGACCAACATAGAGACGAAGGTTTTAGCAATGATGTTCTTAGAGAATCTAGTTTTAATAATCTAGCTGTATACTCTAGTAGTTATCAATTCTATTCAGACGATATATATGTTCTAAAAAAGAGTGGAACTCCAAATGTATTTGTTAGTCTTGGAACTCTTAGTTTTCAAACTAGAGATGGACAAACAGCTAATAATAGAGATACTATTAATGCTTATGTAGTTAAAGATTGTGCTAATAATTCTATTAGAGAATATAGTCATGTAAATAGCTCTGATTTTTATGCAGCTAATAGTACACCACAAATTGGAATAACTTCTAAGATTGTTGCAAATAATGCTGGTCAGTATTTTAAAATTGGAATTCCTTATAGTAGTGCAGGACAATTAATCTCTACTAATATACTTACAGAAGGAACAACCACTACTAAATTACTTACTAGAGGTAGACTTCTTTATATTAATCAAGAAATATATACTAAGAAAGAAGGAGTTAAACTAATACGTCTAGGGCAGAACAAATATGTAGATGGCGAACCTCTTCCATTAGTAGGTTACGAGTATGGCGAAAATGGAATGAGACAAAATGTTACTGGATATATTAGTATGGATTCTGCTATTATAATATTTGATAATGCAGGAGTTACTTATTCAGGAGATTGGCAACCTGTATATGGTTCGGTAGATAGAAAGTTCTACGGTATATATAGAACAGCAGTAGGACTAGAAACTATTGATAATGCTATTAGAGATATAATGCACATCAATGCAGTCAGATGTTATAAACAACTTACTTACTTACCAAGTGCTAAGATTAAAGTAGGAAAGATAGAAGATACTTACTTTACTTATGCTAGAGGAGATGCTAGTAACTTTGTGAATATATCTAATAGACAATTAACTGCGTCTATTCTCTATGGGTTATACGAAATATCTAGTATATATGTTGATTATGCGAGACCTAATATAAATGCTTATAATCCTAATGCGGTAGCTAATCAGATAGAAATCTACGGCAAGTTTATTCGTAGAAGTAATGTTCTTCAATCTGAATCTACTAATAATGCTTGGAGACAGTTTCCTGCTGATGGATATAAGATAATTAGCGAGAACAAAGGTAACATCATTAATATACTAGGAACTGGTGTTTATCTTATTGCTCATTGTGAACATTCAATGTTTATCTTTAATCGTGATTCTACTCTTGCTACTAAAGACAAAGATGTACAGATGTATATGCCAGATGCTTTCGATACTGAATATCAAGAAGTATTTACTAGTGAGAAAGGATATGGTGGACTACAAGACTTTGGAGCATTTACTTGTAATGAAGTTGGTTACGTATTCTTTGATAAGAGCAAACGTAAGTTATATAGATTCGATGATAAACAACTAAATGATATTACTACTGGTATTCAGAGTGTATTAGATAAATACGTTAATAAGAATACTATTGTTAATATAGGAATGGACAAAGAATCTAATCGGCTTATCTGTTCCTTTACGGGGGAGGAAAAGGTTTTCACATTCTCCTATTCTTTAGCTGCTAATAATTGGATAAGTACTCATAATTATTCTGGTAAGTACTTCAATACTAAGACAGAACTATATCAAATACCAGATAGTACTCCAAAAGTAATATATAAGAATGGTAGTCCTAAAATAAATGGAGAACTATTATATCCATATCTTAATTACGAGTATTGTACAATAGATGATAACAAGAATCCATTTTATATTAGTGAAGCTGTTGGTTGCGCAGTAGTAGATGTAGTATTTAACTTAGAGTTCGATACGATTAAGTTACTTAACTACATAACTTACGACTTAAAAAAGACCAACAATATTAATTATAGTGGGAATAAAATTCTTATATTTACGAATACAGGTATCTCAACTGAATGGGACGTTTCAACAACTAGTCGTAATGAAAAGAATATGACTAAGCCATACTACGAGCAAGGTAAATGGAACTTCAATTACTTCCGTAGTTTGATAAAAGGAGTTGAAGAACTAGAACCAATAGATAGAATTACTGGTAATTACAATATTGTAATACTTGATGAGAATCAAGTTAATATAATAACTGCTGGTAAACCATATAAGAAACAAGACAGTCTTATTAATGGTAAGTATATTGGTATTCGCTTCATTATTAAAGAGACTGATGTTGCAGTTACTCTTAGTAATATAGAATGTTTTATTAATAAATACAGAGAATAATGGTACAAAGAATTAATCAAAGACCGAAAGCATTTATCGGTGCTGCCATATCTGTCGGTACTCAACTAATCGGTGGAATACTGAATAGTCAAAAGCAGAAAAGACAAGAAGAAGAACAACGTCGTCTTGTCAAGAAGCAAGAGTATCAACAACGAGCAGCTTATATGACACAGCAAACAGCTGTTGATAACGATACTTATGCTGATATAAGAAACCAACTAATGAGAGTTGGCGGTGATACCCCCCGTAAAGGAGTGGCACCAATCGTTAGTCGTGGTGGTACAGCTGTGCCTATCAAGAAGAATACGTTTCTTCTTAAAGGTCGTAAGCATGATACTGGTGGTATTGTTATTGGTAAAGGCAAAAACTCTATTGAAGCAGAAGGAGAAGAAGTAGTACAAATAACTCCTAAGCAACTTAAAGTGTTTAGTGCTCAACCTATACTTAATGGTAATAGTCCTGCTGAATTAGTTCAGAAAGGTGTTGAACCTTCTAAAGTATTTAATGCGCAAGAATCATTTAAAGATAGAAATGGTCTTAATGATGATGGTACTAAAAAGAAAAGAAATATGAGAACAATAACTGGTAAGAAAAAACTAGGGGGTTTGTCTCGTAAGAAAGATTACGGTTCAGATAAGAAACCTTATCCTAGTGTTAAGTCAAATGATTTTGCAGGTGGTGGACGTAGTTATCCGATTCCAACTAAAGCTGATGCTCGCGATGCTCTTAGATTAGCGGGCTTACATGGTCGTTCTGATGTAAAAGCTAAAGTATATAAGAAATATCCTGAATTAAAAAATAAGAAAGCTGTATTAGGAACTCTTGGAAGTTTAACTGGTGCTAATCGTAGATTATTAGCTCTTAATCAAAATGTTCCTTCTGCCGGTATTACTGCTGGGGCAAAGATTACTAATCCTAGTGCTTCTAGTATTAAGCCGATGAATGTGTCCGCTAATAGTGGAAGTAAAGGTTTTAACCTGTTTAAAGGAGTAGATAAAGGAGAAGCTATCAGTGCAGGTATTGGAGCTGCTGGAACTTTAATTAGTGGACTACTTAATAAAGGTAGTATAAATAAAACTTCTGCTCCACAAGTTCCAACTCCTCAATTAATTGCTCCTGCTAAACTTAAAACTAGCATTAATATAAATCCTCAACTATCAGATGTTAGAGAATCTGAACTTAGTCAAAATAGATTAGTTGAAGGAAATACTGCTAGTTCAGTAGCTAATGTTGCTAGACAACAAAGAATATCTAATAATGCTTTAAGTCAAAGAAGTAGATTAAGAGGTGAGAAAGAAAATCTTGAAACTCAATTGCAAAATCAAGATGCGATGAATCGTCAACAAGTAGCTTCTGCAAATGCTCAACAAGTAAATGAAGCTAATAGATTTAATGCTATTTCTAAAGTTCAAACTGCTAATGATAAAATTCAAGCTAACGCTAATAATCGTACTAATATAATCGAAGGACTTACTAGTGGAGTTAGAGATTATCAATTAGGTGTAGATAAGAGACGTTCAGAAGAAAATGCTATTGCTGCTATGATGAGTGCTAATCCTGAACAAATGGAATTGTTCTTAAAACTAATGGAAAAGAATAAAGGTAGACTAGGTAATATACGAAGTACTTTATTCAGATGTGGTGGTAAGAAAAAGATTGCTTAATTATAAATACTATAACTATGCCGATAGATATTAAAACAGCAGGTTATCAAAAGAGGGAGCGGGTTGCCGCTCCTTTAGATGTTTACAATAGTACGTTAAATACTCTTCAACAGAAACATGATACTGCTATTGAAACTAGTAATCAGATTAAAACATTTCTTGCTAATAAGCAATTAAATGAAGCTGAAAATGAATGGCTCGATAACTATTCGAGAGATATTAATGCTCAAATAGAAGCTAGTGCACAAGATGGAAGTTATGCTACTGCTTTAACTGCTGCTAAAAGGTTAGCAGGAGAAGTAGCTAGTAATCCCGGTCTTATTGGTCGTGAACGTTATCAACAAGAGTTTAAAAAGTTCCAAGATGAAGTTACTAATAGTAATGCTTATGATGGTGATGTTAAAGCATACGCATTGGAACAGAATAAATATAATTATCAAGACCAAATAGATGAAACAGGTAAAGTAATAGGTGGTAATCAGTTCCAACCTAATTATCGTCCTGTTGAACAAATAGATTATAGTGCTTTATATCAGAAAGTATTATCTACTGTTGGTGTTGATTCTAGTTCTGGCGAACAACTAGTATGGGGAGATGCAGAAGGTAATCTTAAAGATGGTCAAGGCAATATTGCTGCTGGTGATGTTCCTTATCTTAAAACAGCTAGTGGTATTCAACAACTATCAGCAGATAAGATTCGTGCTGCATTTGAATCTGCTTTAAATGAAACTCCGGGCGCTCGTGCTTCTCTAGAACAAGACTATAAAGTAAATGTTTGGAAAGCTAATAAGGGGAATAAAAATAATCTTGTTACTAAGCCTGACGGAACTATTATGTCACAGAGAGAATTTGAAGAGAACTTATTTGCTCCTAGATATGCTGCTTCTGCTTATCGTAGAGTTGAAAGTAGAATTAATCCTGAATTAGGATTTAATCTATTAGCTGCTGCTCGTAAAAATTCTGCTAAACCTAAAACTGGTAAAGAACCTGATTTACTTCCTTCTTTAGCTACTATTGGTGGTAAAGAAAAAGTAGAACCTGATACTCCGGCTAAAGTACAGTCTCAATTAAATACTCTTAATGGACAATTATCTAATATGTTTTCTTCTTATGGAATATCTAAATCTCTTCCTTTAGATGAAGCATATAGTAAACTACGTTCAGGTATTGCTAATAATGTAACTTTATCCGATGCTGCTAAGAAACAATTATTAGATGAAGCTAATACTTATTATAGAGGAATAGCTAATGCTAATAATCGTTTAGATGCAATGAAAGGGCATCTTACACAAGAAGAACAATATGCTTCGGAGTTCTTAGGTAAGAGACTAAGTAATGGAGATATGGCTGATACTAATAATCCTATGCAACTAGAATATGCTAATAGAATGAATAAGTTATTTACTGATTCTAAAGGCAATAGCTTCGATACAGTTTTAGTAAATCCTCTTAACGATAGTAGCAAAGCTGCTATTATATCTAAACTTAGAACAGTTATGGGATTGACTAATCAAGATGTGTCGTTTAGTAAAATAGGAGATAAAGAATATATTCGTATTAGTAAAGATGCTTATATTCGTTTGGCTCCTGAAATAGCAGATGTTCTTAAACTTAGTCCCGTAGGATTTACTACTGGTAATAATGCTCCTGAAAAATTTACTAGAAACGATGAAGTTTTCTATGGAAATAAAGTATATGGTAGTTTAACTACTATGGGTATTGCAGGTTTTAGAGCAATAGGACGAGGTGAAATAACTACTGCTAAGAGTACTAAAGATTCTCCTGCTTATGTATATGAAAAAGCTGCACAAATGTCTAATGGTGCAACTAAACGTATATCTAAATCATTACCACCTAGTTATGTTGATGTTAATGTATTTGACTTACCACCTCATGTAGTTGCTACTGGTCAAGGATTCGAAGACGACCAATTAAAGAACTACAATGAAAGAGTAATGAATATGATTAGTATTGCTAATCCCGGAAGTATTGTTATTAAGAAACGTAATGCCGAAGGAGTTCTTGAACCTGTTGAAGATAGTAGAGAACGTGATGCTATTATGCAAACTATTCAAGCACAAGTTAAGAAGAAAAACATTAATAATGGCTGGTGCTCATCATCTTCTACGGGGGAATACGGAGTATTCTTAAATATTCCTTATACTCCTAAGACTGGAAAGAATAGTGCTAAGAACCCTGATTCTGAAATGGAAGAAAGAATACAAAATGCAGTAGCCGGAGACTATATGATTACAGGTGCTATCCTTAATGATGAAATAGAAAGATTCAAATCTCTACCTGCTGTTAAAGCAATGGACACTCTTAATTCTATTAAGTATAATAATGCACTTAAAAGGAATTATCGTTTATCTGATGCTGAATTTGGAGATGGAACATATTCTGCTGTTACTGATGGTGGTAGTTTCTATCAGATATTAGACGCTAATGATGAACCAGTAATTAAGATTACAGAAGATGAGTTATTTCAACGTATGTTTCAGAATAATCAAGCTAATGCTATTCTTGCTCCTGTTAAAGAAGATATAAATCTTATTAGTGCAAGGAATGGTTCTATTGCAAATTCCCCCATAGAGGAGCAGCAAGTTATTGCTCGTCCTCTTATGCAGAAGGCTATGATTATGGCAGGTGCTACTGGTAATCTTAAAGAATTAGATATTGATACTAAGAGACAAGTATTCCAATTCTTTAATAGAATGTATTCAGGACTTACTGGTGAATCTCCTAGTCAAGTGATACTTAATCAAATGAACGATTTAATGAAATAAGTTATGCCAAACATATTTGATGATATATCAGTAGAAAAAGCTCCACTAAACAGTGGGGCTAATTCTGTTAATATGGCTAAAGAAGCTCCTACTGTTACTAAATACAAACCTGATGTTGCAGCTCAAGGCGACTTCATGTTTCGTAATCTTAGTGGTAAAGAAGTCTTTACTGGAACAGAGGAAGATTATCATTCTTTAGCTAAGTATGGTGCTGAACCTAATCGTTATCAAAGTAGAGAAGAATTAGAAACTCTTCGTGCTAAAAATCAATCAGCTTGGAAACAAGCAGGTAATTCTTTAGGTCAAACTATTGGAACAGTTATAGGAGATACTGTTGGTGGCATGGGTATGTTAGTAGATTTAGCTACTGCTGGATTATGGGATGATAAACCGTTTAGTAATCCTATTACTAGAGCAGGTGATGCTATATCTGACTATGTTCGTGATGATTTATTTCCTATATATCGTGAGAATCCTGATAAAGCATTTGATATGAATGACTTTTCAGGTTGGTTCTTTAGTCAAGTTCCAAGTATTGCTAGTTCTCTATCTTTAATGATTCCTGGTACTTTATTAACTAAAGGAGTTGGAGCTGTTGGTAAAGGTGTTGCAGCATTAGGACGTAATAGTTCTAAAGTAAGTCGTGCAATGAATTGGGCTAAGAAAGCTACTAAATTAGATAATGTATATCGTGCTAATAAGTTAAAACTTATCGCTAAAGATGGTATTACTGCTATTGGTATGCGTCTTGGTGAGAACTATCAAGAAGCTCGTGGAGTTGCGGAACAAATAGAAGGAGAAGCATTGTCGTTATTTACAGGAATGTCTGACGAAGAATTTCAAACTTGGTTAGATAATAATCCTGATATTGCTAATGAAGCTAAAGAAAGAACTAAAGAAGAAGCTGCTCTTATAGTCGCAGATAAAGCAGCTATGCGAAACTTTGGATATAATGCAGGTAATGTATTCTTTGACTATATGCAGTTACGTGCAGTTAATAAAGCATTGGGTCAGATTAATCGTGCTATTACTCCTCGTGTTCGTTATTCACAAAATCAAGCTCTTGATAGAATAGCTTCTACTGGTGTTGAATCTGCTAGTCAAACTTTAGGTCAAGCAGCAAAAGGTACTATTAAAGATTTTGCAGGTAAAATAAATCGCTTTATTAATTCTAGTGAGAATCTATTGTTATCTGAATTATCCGAAGGTGTTGAAGAAGCTATTAACTTTATAGGTCAAGAAGAAGGAACTTTATATGGTCGTTATCTATTAGGTCAAGCTGAACAATATAATGGTGCTATATCTATGGATAGAATAGAGAAGTACTTACAGAATCCCCAACTATATAATGCTGCATTATGGGGAGTTATTGGCGGTGTTACTTTTGGCGGTACTATGTCAGCTATTAATAATCGTAAAGGTGGTAATGTAGAAGAAAAGCAACGTATTGCTGAAATCAATGGTCGTGAACAAGTGTTCAATGAATACGCTCGTCAAATGAAGATTATCGAAAATGGTGAGAATCCATTTCAGATAGAACGTGATGCTAAAGGTAATCCTATTACTTATCTTGATGATGGAACTGTTAGCCAAGACCCAACAATAGGTACTACTCGTTATAGTAAAGTTAGTCCTGAAGAACAAGAAGATTTGCGTGCTGCTGCTAAAGAGAAGTTCACAACTACTCTTACTTTAAATGCTATTCGTTCCGGTAACTATGAATTACTCGAAGATTATATCGAAGACCCTAGACTAAAGAAAAAGCTAGTAGATGCAGGTCTTGCTGATGAAGCAGAATATGATAGAGATACTCAATCTATAAAAAAGACTATGCGTAATGTTCTTGATAGATATATTAACTATTCTAGTGCATTACGTAGTGCTAATATAGATGATGCTCTATTAGATGTAGCTATATCAGAGAATATAGTTAATGCACAAGAAGCTGATTTACTAAATAAACGAATAGAAAGAATTAATACTATTCAATCTAAATTAGAAAATACTATTCCTGCTATTAATGAGATTCTTGACCCAATGGCTAAGAATCGTATGCAGTTAGGTATATTAGAACAGTATCGTCGTGAAGTAATGTCTACTTACAATAGTCTAAAGGATAGTAATAATCCTTTGGATAAAGCACAAGCTAGTCAGTATTTAGATATATCTAAGATAATAGAATCTAAAGTTAATGACTTACGTAGAGGTTTAAGTCCTATGGAAAGTCTATTCTTAGATAATGTTCGTAGTGTAGAAAATATAGCTCTTGGGATAGAAGGTAGTCAAGAACAGAATGACCTTATTAAGAAACAGATAGAAAAACTAGATGAAAATGATGTAGCTCTATTTAAACAAGCAGGTAAAGACTTTAGTCTAGGTACTCTATCTAAACAAGTTCGTGCTATTAATTCAGAGTACATGGATAATATGGGACAGATACTTCTCGATGAAATTCGTAGAGATAACTATCGTTCTAATATTATTACTACTAATGAACAAGCTAAAGAGTTTGAAGATACTCGTAAGAAAGAGTTTGAAGAAGCGGCTAAGAAGTTAGTTAAGTCTGCAAAGAAGAATCTTAATGATTTTGTTAATGTTGCTACCGAAGAAGAACTTGCTAAGTTAGATAAAGCGTTAGATAATGCTTTTACAGAAGAGGAATCTCAAGATACTAGTAATAAGAGTTTATCGAATGCTGTTAGTATTCTATCTAATTCAGAGAATGGTAAGAAAGATATAACATCTTTAAGAGAAGCTATTACTAAGAGAAGAAATAGTCTTGCTGCACAAAGTCAGGCACAGCAACAGACTGTGGATAACCAGCAACAAGACTCCTCTACGGGGGAAACGAGGAGCGAAGCGACGAGGCAAGAAGAACCAGTAGTTAAGCCTACTCCAAAACCTAAACCAAAGACTGCTAAAGAGAAGAAGCTAAAAGAGACATTAGATAAAGTAGTATCTAAAGCCAATTCAGGTGTTGTAAATAAAGCTAATATTAATAACTTAGAATTTACAATAGTAAAGCCTTTTGCTAGTCTAGGAGATGTTAGTAGAAAACCGGTTAAAGTAAGTGCAATAGATGTACGTGTTAGTAAATTTGGTAACGTTAGTATTGACGGAATGGATGCTAAAGGCAATATAATTGCTGATGTTACTATTGATGAATTAAATGCTGCTATTGCTATTGGAGATGTTACTTACGTAGATACTAGTAAATCTGATGAATCTGCTCCTGCCGATGCTAATGTTCTTGAATCAGCTATATCTGATAATGACTTAGAAGGGCAACGCCAACGTATAGAAGAGATAAATCTAATTATAGATTTATATAATCAAATACAAGGTAATCAGATAGAAGGTAAGACATTTACTAGTCTTAATGATATGATGGTTTATCTACAACAGTTAAATCCTAGAGCTATTAGTTTGTATAATGATATTAAGATTCTAGCTAATCGTCAAATAGTAGACGGTAAGATAGTTAATGTTGACGAAGAGATTAAAACTCCTTCTGATATTATACAAGAAGCTAGTAAGACTTTAGATAAAGCTGTTGCAGAAGATAAACAGAATAGTAAAGATAATGGTTACTTCTTCAATCTAGTTAATTTAAATGATAGTAAAGTTTATTCTCGTATCGGTCAATTAAAGACTAATGATACAGTAAGTGTAGAACTAGATGAAAATGGTAATCTTATTGTTAAGTCTCGTGGAATTAAGATAGGTGAGTTCCCTAAGATTGGTTATAATAATGGTAATGTTGAAGTTATAAATCAAGGTTGGAGATATACTGTTAAGAACGATAGTATAGATTTCATAACTCAACTTCAATCTATTATTGCTAGCGAAGAACCTGCTGCTAAAGAATTTGTACAACTACTTAATAATATACGTCGTCTATATCGTGTTCGTAATAATCCCGAAGTTGAGGGAACATTTGGACATCAACTTAATGCTTTACAAGAGAATGTTTACTGGAAGAATCTAACTAGTTTGTTTGGTGATACTCAAACTAATCTATTAGATAGGATTAAACATCTTAATAATATTGTATTCTTTAATAATGCTCTTAATGTTAATCAATCTAACTTTAGTGTTATTGTTAATGAATCGTTGACTAATTGGATGAATAAACTCAAGAAGTCTTATACTGACATTAATAACTTAAAGTCCTCTATTAGTAATACTAAGTCTAAAAAGAAACGTTTAGTTGTTGGTCGTACAAGTTCAGGTAGTGTTATTTATGCTAGAGATAAACAAGGTAATCCTATATATCGTAAGTTTGGAGACGTAACTACTAGTGAAGCTACTGACGGTTATCGTCTAGTAGTAGGAGTTGACGGAGGAGTTGCTGATATTAAATCTAATAGCATTATTGCTACTAGCCGTATTCCTAGAGGTGTAGTTGGTATGACTATTAAAGATTCAGAAGGTAGACTTATTGCTGTTACTAGTCGTGAGAATACTATGAGTAATAGTGAAACAGAAGCTACTGAATATACTAAGAGGTTTAATGAAGGATTAGATAAATTATTCCATTCATTAGTAGATGCTACTCTACAAGGTAATACTGACTTACATCAACAACTATTAGACGAAATATCTAAGTATGTAGGTAAGCAAAAAGCTCTTTATGGTTATGAAGTTGTAGGTCGTGCATTTCGTCCTCTTAATAAGATTGGAGCTACTATTTACTTTAATGTTGCTGATAGAAATGTAGCATTTGCTATACCTGGTGAAACTAAACCTAGAAGACTTATGGCTCGTATGCCTAATGGTTTTGTTCCTACTAATAATCATGGTAACTTTAGCACTATGATGGAAGGAGTATATGCTACATTAACTCGTAATGTTATTAATTCAGCTATTCGTGGTGAATCTAATTTATTTAGAATGGTAGACGGTAAACTACAAGCTAAGATACCTAATATACTTCAAGATGAATGGATGGACACAGGTTATAGTAGTTATGAAGAATTCGTAGCTAAAGACGGAGTATTAGTTACTGACTTAGGTAATATTACTGATAGTAAGGGTAATATCATTAGTAACTTTAATTATGTAGGAGATGTATATAATCGTAATATTACTCTTATGAATCCTAGTCGTAGTGCTGGTCGTACTAACGCGGCTGACGCCGCTGTTTCCCCCATAGAGGAGCAGCAAGTTGTGTCTCCTGTTGCTACACCTGACCCACTTGCTAGTCAAGATAGTGCTCCTCAAGTAGGTACTCTTATGGAAGTTGCACAAGCTAATACTACTAATCCTAATCTATTATCTGTTGTTTCGGCATTAGAATCTGCTGGTATTGCTCTTAATCCTGATATTGAAATAGTAGGTGAAAAAGGTAGATTTGCAGGAATAATTGCTGGTGGTAATACTATTACTCTTACTAATAGATTCGATACTCTTGAACCTGAACGTAGAGTACTTACTCTTATACATGAAGGAGTTCATTATCTACTTAATGATGAACGTGCTAATATAGAGCAATCATTTGGTGACTTATATGATAAGTTTAGTAGTTTTATTAATCAGGATTCTGCTTTAGTAGAAGAATACGGAAGATTCTTAAATAGTGATAAACCTAGAAATGTAGCTATTGAAGAGTTTGTAGTTGAAGCTATTACTAATCGTACATTTGCTAGATTACTTGCTAGGATTAAATATGATTCTAAAACTAATACTGAATCTAATAATCTGTTTACTAAAATTATTGATGCTTTAGTAGAGATTATAGGTAAAGTTGGTAATATAGATAATACATTACTTGGTGAAGTTCGTAATCGTTTATCTACTATTGGATTAGAAACATCTGATACAGCTAGTACTACAAGTACTGTTCATGATGATGTATTTGATAGAGCAGAAGAAGATACAGGAGTTCCTACTGATGATGTTTTTGATATTCCTGATATAGACCTAGACTTAGATAGTGCTATAAGTGATAACTACCGACAAGTCGATAACTTCGATAGTTTAGTGGAAGGTTTGAATAACCGTCAGAAGGCTATCGTGAGCCATTTGTTTGACACTGGTGGGCTTAGTTTCGTATGTAGCTAACTAAGATAAGCCTAGAGACGAAAGTCCCGTAGAAAGCCTAAGAATGAGCCATTCTAAAGCCGCCTACGGGACTTTTCTGTTTTCCATATCTTACTATCGAGACGCTATATAAAATGCGAATTTCGGCAGGATTTTGCGGTCTACGGGCGTCCGTCAGCCTTCGGAACGTGTGGTTTCAGACTATTCGATAAATATATTTGATAGTGTTGATAATAATGCTATCTTTGATACTGTTAGTAATTACTTAATTAATAATATAAAGTATATGAGTTGTACTCCTAGTAATCCTAAATTAGATAAGCTATTAGAGCTTACTAATAATGATGTTAGAAAGTCTACTGAATATCTTGCTACTATCGAAGATGCTAGTTTTCGTGAATGGTATCAAGAAAAGACTGGTAGAGATTTCAATGAAGAGAGTATTGATGCAAACACTGTTAATGCTGTTATAGCATATAATAACAGAGAGACGATTAATACTCAAGATTATGTTCAGAATGTTCGTACTTCACGAACCGGTGTATTTGGTAATGATATAGCAAAGGAAGACCATGCTATTAATATCCTTAGTACTATTTATCTAAAGAGTCAAGGAAGTATTCGTAAAGCTCTTGCTAATAGAAAACGTAAAGGTGAGAAAGAAGTCCTAAAGGATAAAGCTGGTAACGAGTTAAGTCCTCAAGCTGCTGTAAAGTTAACTATGATTACTTATCTTAATCGACATCTTAAAGAGAATGATAAGAAACTTACACAAGAACAAAAGGCTTATATCGGTACTATTATTCGTAATCTTTACGATGGTGGTAATTATAACCGTAATGAGTTATTTGATATTGTTATTAATTCACCCGAAGTTATTAGTCTTAGCAAAGAGTTTGGCATAGACACTAACGAGGATTATGAAACTAATGATGATGTTAAAGAAGATAGTGAACAAGGTAGTCGTCAAGAAGACCCTGAAACTATTGCTTCTTTACGTGCTGATTGGTCTGAACTAGCTGACCAACGTAAAGACATTGATAAGAATGTTAGTAAAGAAGTAAAAGAATGGTTTGCTCGTTTACCTAAAACTAATAGCAATTCTTTTATTAATGAAAAACCTGATACAGCTAGCGATACTTATTCAGGTATAGCTGAAAGTGCTGGATTTTCTAGTTCTTTTAAAGCATTGAATAACTATGGTAACTTCTCTAGTGTTGAAGCTATGGTAGAAAGTTTTCATACTATTGCTGAAAGGTTTGAAGAAGTATCTCATTTAGAATATGCCGCTCGTCTATTAGAAGATGAAGCTAATATTCAGATAAGAAATAAGATATTTACTCAACTAAAACAATCTATTTGGGAACGTAATGAAGTAATTCAAAGTGCAGACGGTTCTAATGTAGTGACTAAGAATCGTAATACTTTCCCTAAACTTAATCTGCAAAATAAGATACTTAATAGTTTTGATTCTCTTGTTCATAATCCTTCTATTATGAATGGAGATGTTGCAGTATTAGAAGAACTTAAAAATAAATTATCCACATTAAACAATTCAAATACAAATGAAATACAAGAAATCTCGGAAGAGCTTGCGGCAATCTTTAATAAATATAACTTCGGCATCAATAGGCAGGGTGTTGTTAACTACATTCATAGCTTCGGTGATAGTCAACTTTCTAATATCACTAGTCTTATCAACGATTTGCTAGAATTTAATAAAGTTGTAGCTAATGCCTCTAATATATTAAAGATAGATAATGAAGCACAACGTATATATTATGCAGGTGAATATAGTAAAGCTAAGAACGATGAAGAATATGTAGTAGTTCCATTTGATAAGTCTCAATTACAATATAAAGGTGGTTATGCTAATAATATAGCTAATCGTATATCTGATAGATTTAAAGATTATCAAATAGTAGATTCTGAATTTAATAGTATTAATGCAGAGAACAATTTAGTTAGCGATATTCTAAAGAATAACTATATCAGCAAGTTCTTTGAAAGAATTAACGATAATCGTTATAATGATAATCCGACTGCTAATGCTGAACTTCGTGATTATCTAATCAAGTTTACTAATATTCCTCAATATCAATATAGTAATATACTTATTGAAAAGACTTTATCTAATGGTAAAGTAATTCCCGGTCTACTTCGTCTTACCGATACTGGTTATGAGCTTACTGAATATTATCGTGAGTTTGGCGCACAATTATATAACGGTGTTAGTAATGAAGTTACAGGAAAGGCTAAGTCTTATAAAGATATTAACGCTCTTGAATGGGATATTATTACTCTAAATGAATACGCTAACAACGGAGATAACTATGAGATGGCTAAAGGAGTTAAGAAATCTAAGTTCTTTACCCAAACACCTTCTGATGCTCCAAAGACTTTCGTATTTAATAGTTATAAGTTAGATATTGATGGTTTGTTTAATAAAACTTATAAAGGTAGAACTTATAAAGGACAATTAACATCTCTTCCTAATAATGGAATATTTGTATTTGGTAGTAATCCTTTAGGAATAAATGGAAATCCAAATAAAGGTACTGGTGGAGCAGCTTTGTCAGCTTATAAATATTTTGGAGTTAAACAAGGAGAAAAAATGGATAATAAATTATCTGATAGTGGTAAAGCCTATGGACTTACTACTGTTAATGCTCCGAAAGTCCCAAAAACAGATAATGAGATAAGAGCTAATATATTAAAACTATATAATTATGCTAGACAAAATCCAACAAAAGATTTTTATATAGCATATACTGGAAATGCTAATAAATCTAATCTTAATGGAAGAACTAATAGAGAATTAGCAGAATTATTTAAAGGAGAGATTCCTAATAATATAATATTTGAAGAAGAATTTAATTCGTTGGTTAGAGATAATATTCATAATACTTATATTAATCATGGACATCCAATATATGTAGCTTATGCTAATATTTATGCTAAAGAACTAGCAGAAATGGCGCAAGCAATTAAGTTCTTATTCGAGACTACAACTGAAAACGGAGTAGTAACTATTGTATCAGATGAAAATGGTAAACCTAAGATAAAAGAAGAGTTTAAAGATTTACGTAAATCAGAAGCTAGACTTAATTATCATTATCGTAAAAGTATTCTTGATAGCAATGGCAATCCTACTGGTAATGTATTTAAATTTAGAAGTTTACTTATTGATAAAGTTAAGAATCTTAGTAGATATAATAGTGAGACAGCCAAAAGAGTAGATATGAATTGGTTGTTCGAGGGAGGTGACGTATTCTCACTCCTTTATGGGGGAAAGAATAGTGAAATATCACTAATACAAGATGAGAACGGAGAGTACAATATTAGACTTACTGGCGAGCTTCGTAATTCTGTATATAATTATATAGATAGTTATATTAATTATAGAATACAAGAAGCTATTGCTAAATATAGTTCTGATAAAGAGTTTGTAGATAAGTATAAGAACGCTAGCCAAGAATCATTCAATGCTTTTATTGCTGAAATGGTTCTTAACTATGAGATTCAATATAATAATCTAAATGATATGTTCTTCGGAGACGAAGCATATTATAAAGATTCTCGTGATACTATTAAACGTAACAAAGAATATCAAGCCGGAGGATTAGCTTATGCAGGATATGATTTATATAATGTACAAAAGCATTTGGGAGATATAACAGTAGCTCCTAATAAGACTATTAGTATAGATAGTAGTTTCAAATATATTACTCTTGAAGATGTTCAAAGTAGCGGTAAAGTTCTCGATGATTTAAAGAAGCAATTAGATATAGCTAATGTATCTAAAGAGACTAGAGCTTTTATACTTAAACAGTTCTCTAAAGATAAGTCAGAAGTAACAGATGCTCAATCGTTTATTACTCTTGATGAATTTGTTCGTAGAATGTATCTACGTGGAGAGTATGATAGTTATAAAGATTTAATCGAAGCTCTTTATGACGAAACTAAGCCTATTGACAATGTTAAGTTAGGAGAATTATCTAAGAAGATACAAGTTCAAAAGAACTTCTATTATGACTTAGAAATAGATAATGATGCTAAGTTAGCTAATCCTATTCAGATTAAAAATGCAGAGTTCGTACTTATACCTAGATTCTTAGGCAATAGTGAACTTGCTGCTTTAGCTAAATATATGACTGATAATAATATAGGTCAGGTTAACTTTACTACTACTGAAAAAGCTACTACTAATAGAGTACTAGAATTTTGGGATTCTCATGGGAAATTCCCCTCTAAAGAAAAGTTGAAACAGTTTAACTTGGATATTCAAACTAAGTATAAAACTGGTTGGTATTCTAATCTTTATACCCAGCAAGATATTCCTCAACACATGGATGGTGAGAATAAGGCAGGATTACAAATTGTTAAGAAACTAATAGATAATATTGGTAATACTCCCGAAGGTCAATCTCTTATTAAAGATTTCTTTGATAACTTTACTGCTAATATTCAAGATAGTTTTAAAGATGCTGCTTCTCGTATTGGTGTAGAGATTGATGCTAAAGGTAATGTAGTATATGAAGGTAATCAAGCTAAGATAGATAATAATCAGTTTATATCTCTTATTAAGGATGAGTTAACTCGTAGAGGATTAGACAGTAATTATCGTAAGTATGCTGAAATAAATCCTGAAACTGGATTGCCTTATATGCCTGCTTGGACTAATCTAGTTCGTAGCAAGATAGAAAATATTGTAAATAGTATATTTACTAATCGTGTTACTCGACAAGTACTTCCAGGATTTCATGCTAGTCAAGTTTCAGATATTGGTATGACCGAACTATCAGGTCGTAGTGATTTAAGAGATTTGATGCAATCTAAAGTAGAAGAGAAACACGGTTATTCTCTTGGTCGTAAACTAACGTATCATAAAGACGGTAGTCAGATAGTAGAAATACTGTTACCTAAATGGATGGTAAAGGCTTATAATACTTATGATGCAGAAGGTAATCTAATTAAAGAAGTTACTCTTGAAGATTTACAATCTGCTGGACTTGATACTATGATTGGTTATCGTATTCCAACAGAAGGTAAACAATCAGTAGCAGTAATGAAAGTTGTAGGTTTATTAGATGAATCTCAAGGTTCTACTATTGTTGTTCCTGATGAATGGGTATTACAGACTGGTGCTGACTTCGATATTGATAGTATCTATGGTATTTATCATACTGCTACATTCGATAAGAATGGTAAACCACAGAAAGTTGAATATATAGAAGGAGAAGATGATGCAGCAGTAAATAGAAGATATAATAATTATCTATTTAATAATCTAAGTAAAGAGAATATTCAAGATGCTAGAGATATTGCAATAGATTTAAGTCAAGAAGGACTAAGCTATGCGGAAGCCTATGAATCAGCTATTACTAAATATGCTGAACAAGGAGGACTTTATTCTAAAGAAGAATTTAGTAAGCTAACAGTAGCTCAACAGAATACTCGTGATGCTCGTAACAATAAGATAGTAGATACATTTATTAAGATAATGAATCTACCAGTATCTATTGGTGAAAACTTATCTTCTAGTAACTTTGAAGATATTAAAGCTGCAAAGGCTAATATCTTTGAAGGTTTATCAGAGACTTATCGTAATATTAATTCAGTAATTGCTCAAAATTGGTATCGTGATGCTAATATGTCCGGTGCGCGTCTTAAAGCTATTTCTGTTAATCGTGACAACTTCGCCTCTATTAGTAACAAAGCTAAAACTATTGTTGACGGTGCACACGGTGGTTTTAGGTTTACTTATACATATAGCACAGAGAAAGAAGCAAAAGACGTACAAAGTAAACTAAGAAAACGTTTTAGAGATGTAACTAGAAAAGGTAAAGAAGTAACAGTAGACCATAATCAATTAGGTTGGAGTTACGATAATCTTAATATAGATAATCGTTTGATTACTCCTTATTCTTCTGAAACTACTGCTCTTATTCTTGATGGTGTAAAAGAAGGCGGTGTTCCTAATGTAGACCTGTATACTTTTGATGTATATAAATCTATTGTAGATTGTGGTGCTAATTATGAAACATCTATTCTATTTATTAATCAACCGGTAATAACCGAACTTATTGCTAGACAAAATGCTAACGATAATGTATTTGGAGAAACTGGATTTAATCCTCTTATTGGATTAAGACGAGACATGTATATAAGATTAGCTAAAACTGTTGGTATTCCTACTAATAGTATTACTAAAAAGACTCGTCTTAAAGATGTTAAGAAAATGCTTGAGAGTAGAGGAATAGAGATTAACGAAGATGAACTTCTTGAAGAAGGAATAAAGGTAACTGAACTAAGAGAACATCTTAAAGATGATGTAGAAAGTACTAGTTATAATAATACTGATAATCTTATATATCAAATTAAAGCGTTAAGAGCATTTGAATATTTCAAAGAGATAGGCGACCAAATCAATTCTAATATGATGGTTATCACTAGTGATAAGTTTGGTGCTGGTAAATCTGCTAATGAAATAGATAATGTTATTAATCGTATTAATGATATTAAGGAGAATAATGTTGGTCGTATAAAAAAAGGTCAACCTGTTCTTAAAGCAGTTACAGAAGAAGGTAACAAGTATCTAATAGATGCTATTTATCCTAAGACTAATTTCAATACTATTAATGATATTAATCAGGATGAACTAGAATCTGCATATCCTTCTTTATATTATCAGTTAAAGTATAGTTGTATAGCTACTGAAAAGATTATTCGTGATAGTGAGATATTCAAAACTCAAACACCGCAGTTCCGTGAATTAGTAAGTAAGTTTGGTATTCGTAATCTTCAAACTATTCAGCAGTTAGAGAGCTTTATTATTAACATGAGCCAAGCACAGTCTAACTTTGTTAATACTAATAGATTTATAACTAGAAGTGATAATGAGTTTATACCTAGCTATAATATAAATCTTATTAGTAGCCAACAAGATACTCGTGCTAGATTATATGGATATACTGATATAGTAGGTAGCTTCGATATGTCTGATATGTCTGAAAAGAACGTAGAAGCATTTATGAAATTATCTCCTGCTAATAAAGTAGCATTAATTCAAAGATATACTTCTGATAATAATCTATTTAAGAACCTAAATGTTGAATATAAAGGTCGTCGTAATAGTTATGATAGAATAACTATTGTTGATAGTACTATATCTACTGAATCTCAATATCAAATGTTCCGTAATGCTTGGCATAGTAATAATCCATTTATTAAACTTGCTACTATGGATTTGATAAGATATTCTATGGTAGTAGAAGGTTATAAGTTTAAAGGTGGTACGGTTAGTAAAATTATTCCTGTTGAATTATTATATGGACAAGATACTGGTATTGATTCTGATAATGGAGTTTCTTCAGCTACTAATATTATTAACGATTCAGATAGGGCTATTAATAGCATGATTCAATATGGTAGTGAGATAGGAACTTATGAAAGAGCTAGCAATGATGTAGCTACTATTGAGAAGTTACGTGACTTATTCTTTAGAACTAATCCTAATAATCCTGATGTATTAGTATTTGAGAATAAGAAATATAAAGAATCTAATAAGATAACATTTAATAGATTAGGTGTTGGTAAACTTAGTTTTAAAGAAGCTCAAGAACGCGGAATGATTACTGGTAATGAGAATAATCGTAGGTATCGTCATTATGCTAAGACTAATGATAACAATAAAACTCTGCGATTATATAAACTAGTATATTATAACGATACTGTTTATATGTTACCTACTAATCCATTAGAACAGAATGAAATCGGAGAAGTAAGCGTTAATCCTGATAATAATAGAATGTTTCTTCCATTAGATATATTAGAAGATGTTTCTATTAATCAGTATGATGCTGCTTTTATTAGTTCTGTAAATATCGGTATTACTTCTGATACTCGTAAGTTTATGGTTCTTCCTACTGTATTTGAAAGAGGAGCTGATACATTAATCGAAGAAGTATTTCCTAATAGTATTGTCTTGACTTCCCCCATAAAGGAGCAGCAAATTGATACTTCTCGCAAGTATATTGTGGCAATTATTGATAACAATGCTTTATTGGAAACTATTGAATCTCTTGATGCTGCTGGTGTTCATGATTATGTTGTTGCTGCTCCTAATATGAATTATAATAATATTCGTAGGATTATTAATGAACGTAATAATGCAGATATTGCAGCTAAGAGATTACAAGCAGCTATGACTAAGTTAGATGCTAATGAAGTTCAACTTAGAAAGAAGAAACCAGATAATTCTGAATCTCCTTATTATGCTCAACTTAAAGCTAGCATTAATCAAACTATTAATGATGTTAATGTTAATGGTATTGGATTTGTTCCTGTTTTACAAACAGTAATAGATAATACTGGTTTTAGACCTAATGGATATTTCAGATATGAAAAAGAAGGCAATGTTTATATCGTTACTAACTTAGGACGTATAACTACTAAGTCAGTTAATCTTACTCCTGATTATTCATATAGTAAAAAGACTGTTATTAATAGTGTATCTCAATTAGAATTTCCTAGACGTAATGCTTTAACTCAAGTAGTTAAAGAAAATGCTAGATTAGATAAGTTCGCTAATAATAATATTATTAGAGTTCAGACAGAAGAGAACTTTATTAATGAAGATGTACTTGAATCAGCATTAGTAGATAATGATAGAGAAATTAACGAATATATTTCTCGTGTAATTGAAAGTGTTGAGAGAAGTAATGCTAACGTTGAAGAAGCAGCTCTTAATGATGCTTTCCGTTCATTTGCTGCTATTGATTTACGTTCTAATACAGCTACTAAGTTAAATGATAACTTACGTGAACAAGCACTGAAAATTATTAATGGTTATACTAATAGACGTATTGATGATTTCTTATTTGATATTCATAACTTCTATACTACTTATGTTACTAATTCTGATGGTACTTATGAATTAGATGAAAACGGTAATAAGATAGTTAAAGAGAAATGGAGTATAACTAATAAGAAATTATTTGACCGTATGTTAGAAGATGAAACATTGCGTACTCGTTATGAAATGTTCTTAGATGATATTAATAGATTCGTAGAAGATTATTCTATTATTGAAGCTATTCAACCATACGATATTGACGAAGCTCATAATGTAAGTGAAACAGAAGAAGAGATAGAAGGTCTACGTAGAACTAATGATATGCTTAAACAGATTAAGGATAAGTTCAAACGTATTAAAGATTTGGATAATGTAGTTAAACGTAGTACTAAAATGTACTTCGATAGTTATATTACTAGTCTTTCTAGTGACCCACGTGTACAATCTAATATGCTTAGTATTACAGAAGCATTTGAAGATGAAAACTTCTTCCAGTTTTGGTTAGCTGATAGTCAAGAGACACATATACCAATAGTTCAGATAGTTCTAAAACAGATGATGAATCAGTTAAGAACTAGTGAGATAGAAGCTAGAGACAAAAAGATAGCGTTTACTTCGGCAATATCGGCTATCATTGAGGACGCAAAAAACAACGGTATAGACGTGTCTCTGAACGATATACTGGACGAAAATGGCAATCTTTTGCTGCCGTATAATGAAATGTTCACTGATAAATTAAGGTCGCTGAAAGAGGCTGTAAAGCTGGCACAAATCGAAGACCCAAATGGTCGGGACGGTTTAATATATAAGAAAGCTAAAGATGAACTAGAGAAGTTCTTAATAGACAATGTAGAGCGTGAATACGTCAAAGAGATGTATCAAGAATACTATAATATGAATCAGTTACTTAATAAGTATCCTGAAACTTATGTTAAGTTGATGAAACTATTGCATGAAGAAGGAGATATATTAAGTACAATGATTGATAATGATTATAGTACTCTGACTGTTCAGAATGAAAGACGTCTTGGAGAGATTAGAGGAGAACTTACTGAAATGCGTGCTACTATTGATGTTGATGGTAACTACAAAGAGAATTATTATGAAGCTAATGCAGTTAATAATTATCTATTAGCTCGTCGTCAACTTAATAATAAGTATAAAGAAAGTAAACCTAAAGATGCTTTTGTTATTCGTTATAAACAAGCTATTGAAGGTCTTCAATATCCGGAAACATCTGAAACTTATAAAGAATCGGCTGAATGGCTTAAAGCTAATACTGATTATAAGTTAAAAAGTCAATTCTTAGATGAATTAAAAAAGGCTTATATGGATACTCGTGCTGGTAATCCTTTTGATAGTTTTGTTCGTACTATGGCATACGGTAAGTATGATGAAACAGGAACTATTGATGGTACTAAGTTTACAGAAGTTCAAGTAGCTAACTTAAAGAAACATCAAGAACAAATGTTTGCTGCGGCAGTTGGTCGAGTTAAACCAAATGAGACACAAGCTCAAGAATGGTTAGATAATCATGTAAGTTATGTCAATACTGTATATTACGAAGCTATGTATGTAGCTATGAATAAAATGGGTAAAGCAGTATTTGATAAATGGTATAATGATAATCATGTTCTTAATCCTATTACTAAAGAATACGAACCATTAGCTATTTGGAGACAAATGATAGTTAAGGATGAAGCTAATAATATGGAATATAGTCCTAAATATAAATGGTTGGAAACTAAAATAAAGGATAAATATAAAAATCCTAATTATGATGAAGTTAAACTACAACCTTCTACTAATAAATATCGTAATGATAAATATTATGGAATGAATGTTTATCAACAGAAGTTATATAATGAAGTAGATAGTCTTCTTAATGAACTTGTTAAAGATAAACGTAGTCGTGCTTATATTAATCGTGGTTACTTACCTAATCAAGCTGTTGAACAACCACATCAAGGATTTACTGATTATTGGCAAGACTTCAAACGTAGTCATGGCTGGTATGATACTCCTAATAAATCTGATATAGAACTTAATCTATATAAGAGATTTAGTAATGCTCCTATGCTTCATAGTTTATCGGAAATTAAGTTACTTCCTATTCGTGAACAACAAGAAGGAGAAACTAAAGAAGAATATCTAACTTATGTTCGTGAAACTCAAGCTAAGAATAATGAGTTACGTAAACAAAGAGCACAGGAGAATGCAGAACGTAATAATCCAAATGTTCTTGAAAGACTTAATTCATTTATAGATAGTATGTATAACTTTAATACTCGTAATGATATAGCTAGATTAGCTAAGATTACTAGTAATCAATTACGTAATATGGATATTATTAAGAGAAATCCTAATGATAAACTTATGGATAATAGATTACTTAGTAGAATTACTGGTAAACAAGAAATACGTACTACTAAGAGTGATGATTCAAATATAGTTAAACACTTCGAGAATCAAGTTCGTAAGTTAGTATTTAATGAATTTGAAATGGATGAAGGTACTCGTTCTAAAGTATCTCGTGTTATGCGTAATATGGTATCTAGTAAGTTTATGATGTTAAATATTACTGGCGGTATTGCTAACGTTCTATACGGTAAGACACAGATACAAATGGAAATGGCTGCCGGACAATTCTTTAAATACAAAGATTTCCGTAAAGGTGAGAATGAATGGATGCAGAATGTAGGTAGTTATCTAGCAGATGCCTATAATGAAACTACTAATAATGAAACTAATGCTGTTATTAGATTATTCAATGTTATTGAATCTGATATGGTAACAGAACGTTATGGTAAAGGTAGTAATCCAATGGGTAAACTAGAAAATCTATTGTTTATCCAACAGACAGCAGGTGAGCATTATATGCAGAATACTACATTATTAGCTATGCTTCATTCTCACAGAGTAATTAATGTTAATGGCAAGAATAAGATAATGTCATTTGAACAGTATGCTATGAATCTTAGAGAAGAAGCGCTACTTAAAGTTCTTCGTAAGAATAATCCTGAACTAGTTTCTAAGTATGAAATCTTTAAAGATAAAGTACTTGAATCTTACGTTGAGAAAGAACGTTATGTTAAGTTTAAAGCTGATATAATAACTGATTTCTTACGTTCGATTCCTAAAGAACTAAGGCAAGAGTTTAAAACTACTTATAAAGAAGACACTAAAGAAGAACGAATTAAGTTTGAACAACATCCTTCATTTAGAGAAAGTCTTATATTGAAGAATGGTGTTGCTACTCTAAAGAAAGATAGCGGTCTTACTAATGATGATATTGCAGCTTTCCGTAATAAGGTTATATCAGTTAATCATCAAATACATGGTATCTATGATAAGATTGGTGCTAATCAATTACAACAATCTTGGTGGGGAGCTTTACTAATGCAGTTCCATAAACACTTAGTTCCGGGATTCCAAAAACGATTTGGTTATAGACTAGGACATTTCGATGGTATATATAATGAAACTAGAGAATCTATAAGTAAAGGTACTTATGTTAGTCTAGGAGAATTTATAGCAATGCCATTTAAGAAGTATTATGAACTAAATAACGATAATGAACTTCAAGCTATTCGTACACTTCAAGGTATAGCTAAAGGTTATGCAGACTTTGTAGGTAATCTTACTACTTACTATAATATCCTACCTGAATACGATAAAGCTAATATTCGTAGATGTTTAGGTGAATGGATAGCTATTACTAAAGCAGTTGCATTATTTGTAGTAGGTAAGTTAATGCTTGATGACGATGATGATTCTACACAAGTAGCAGATTATATTCTATATAGTGCTGACCGTTTAATGTCTGAAACTATTCAGTATACTCCGTGGGGTATGATTAACGAAGGACAGAAATTATATAGTCAACCTGTTGCTGCATTTAGTATCGCATCTGATAATCTTAAATTATTAGAGGCTTGTTGTAGTTATATAGTTACTGGTAACTCTGATGATTTATATTATAGTTCGGGTAGTTACTCTGGTGAAAATAAACTTGCAGTAAACTTCTTTAAACAAGTACCATTAGTTAATCAAATTAGAAAACATGAAAGACTTGGTGCTAATAATAGTTACTATAAAGTTCGTAGTAGTCCGTTTAGTGGTTTAGGTCAAGTTATTGCTAATATGATTACTGGTGAAGATGAAGAATAACTAACTTAAATATTACAACTCATGTTAGAAGCCGGATTGCTTGTGAAAGTAGTCCGGCTTATTGTTTATATCAAAATAATTGCTACCTTTGCAGTGAACAAGTACCTACCGTCTCGGACTGTTGTACGAGATTTAGCATTTGCTATCTGACTAACTAGATTAGTTGCGTGTAGTGTGGAGAGCTAGGGAACTCGATTAGTCTTAGTACTTATAAGTATTATTTCATTTAGGCAGTGTCTCCGCCCTAGTGCAAAACCTCGGACGATAAATAGAAACAAAGCTACAAGGATTAGTAGAATGATTGTCAATAGCGATTGATTTAGCTTCACTACCCGAAAAAGAGCCGAATACTATTTACTCCGTCTATGACCTTACTATATCCAAAAAGTTCCCAAATGTTCTATCTAACGAAGAACATCTTCCTGAACACTATCCCCAGTGCCGCTAGTATTATTGTTCGGACTATTATATCTATCATTAGTTTTACTATATCTCGCTAGCCTAACGGCTAGCTTTATTCCCCCATAAAGGAGTAGGTTAACTGTACTTCCACTCCTTTATGGGGGATTTAGCGAGCTTTGCGAGCGTAGGCAAGTCCAGCAATACAATTATCCCTAGTACGTTGGTTTTATCCAAGTACAGTTTAAAAAAAAAGAACTATCAATAGTATTGCTACTATTAATAGTTCTAAGTTCATTTACTTTCTTTAATATCTTTCTTTGCTCTTGCATATCCTTTGATATAACCTTCAACAAAGCGATTAGTACATAATCTTCTCATATCTAAAGAACAAGGATTATAATTACACTTTCCACAATGTCTACTTAATCCGTCTGATTGATATGCTTTTACTTTAACACTTACTTTTCTTACCATAATATAAAAAGAGTACTAGTATTTCTACTAGTACTCATAATGTATAACTAAAATGATTATTACTTATTCGTTCTTATACTTCTTTTCTACTTCTTGTAGTTTCAGATAGATATTATTACGAGCTTTAAGTTTAGGAAGTGATGCAACACATCTCATAGCTTTACGAATTTGACTGCGCATAAATTTATTCTGCGATTTCATGACCTTCTTCTTCTTTTGGTTCAACATAAGGATTCCAAGTATTCATAAACTGATTAAGTTCGACTACTACTTTCTCTCTATCGTATACATTTTCTTCACTAATTTCTTCAAGAATTACATGAAGAGTATTGCCGCCATTCTTGTCTTGCATACGACATAAAGAATTACATTGATAAACCTTATTAGGATTTCTAGGATTAACTACTTTAGAACAGTTATTCCAAGTATCAATAGATAATAAACCTTTTATTTTCAACATAACTATTTACTTTCTTTAGGTTTAACATTAAGACCATATTTAGCCCATTGAAGAACAAAACCAAGATGTGCCCAAAGGTCATTAACAACTTCTTCCATAGCATATTGTTTGCCAAGTTCTTCGCTGTAATTCTTTGGGTCAACACAAGAAGAATGACGAACTGTATCAAAGCCAGTAAGAGTATGAGCATTAACAACAGTAGTTTTTTCACCAACTTTCATTACTTCTACATCAGTAATAAAGTTTTCAACATCTTCTTTAAGAATCTTAGTACCATCGTTATTCTCTGAAAGAGGATAATAAGCAGCATCAGCTACATCTTTAGGTGACCAACTTTTATATCCGTCAGGATAAGTAACTTCATAACCCATATCATCAGGATGAGCATTACCAATTTTATAACCATAATCTACTGCAAGTGCAGCTCTCATAGGTTGAAGTTCAACCATTTTAATTCCAATAGCTTTCATTTAATTCATTTTTATAGTTAATACTACATCACATTCAGGACAAGTATCAGTAATAATATCTCCAAATGCTAGTGCTAATTCTTTATCTTTATCACTTATAGTAATTTCAGAACAACAATTAGGACATTCATAGACCAAACTGTTATCTTTAAGATAAGCTTCAATCTCCATCTTTTACAGCTTTAAAGTTAAGAATAAAACTTTCACAGCTACGACAGAATTTTTGTCGCTTATTATTAACATAGAGAAAAGCATCATACCAATCTCCATTAAGATTATTCTTACTTTTAATCTTAGTAATAAGAGTATAGAATTTACCAGTTTTAATATGTTTAAATCTATATCCTTTATTTCTAAGTATCAAAGCATGAGTATCCGAAGTAAGTACAATCTCTTCCATTATTTTCCAGTATGACCAAATCCACCTGTACCACGTTCAGTAGTTCCTAACTCTTCAAGAGTTTCGACTTCATCCCAAGTAATCTTCTCGCGACGACGAACAAGAAGTTGACAAACACGGTCACCTTCTACATAAGGACATCCTTCTTTCTCAATTAACTTATTAAACTCTTGTCTTGCACATATAATAGAATTATAAGCATTTTCGTATTTAACACGTGTAACAATATCGTTAAAAGCATTACCAAAAGTACTAATAATTCTAATTAATTGACGAGAAGTACGATTCTTGAAAATAACAAGAAGTTCTCCTCTATAACCCCAATCAAGAGTACCAGGACTATTAGGCATATAAAAATCTGTTTTAGTATTGCTACTACGAGGACGAAGTTCCATTTCATATTCATCAGGAAGAGCAAAGTGCAATCCTGTATGAATAATAAATCTATCTTTGTCTGCATCATATTCTATACTCTTAGCATAGACATCACAACAAGCATCTCCTTCTTTACCATAAGTAGGTAATGGAACAGATTTATCTTCACGCCATACTTTAACAGAAACATTATCAATGTCTCGTTCTAGTTTTTGATAAAGTTCATCTTGAGTTAATAAACCAGCGTTAAATTCAATAATAGCATTAGCTATTGCTTTACTTAATTTACTCATTATAATTATTGTTTTTAAATTTATGATAAGGACAATCAGTTGGAGTACTAGGCTTGTAATAACTAATATATGACATTTCTTCGTTATCACAAACATATACTTTATTTCTATATAAAGTAATTTTCTTTCTACTAGATAAATAAGCACAGTTACCGCAAGTTCTGACTTTATTCTTCTTTTCCATATAGATACTTTAATAAATGAACAAACCTGATTATAAATATTGCAAACATAGCAAGACCTAATATTGGAATAAAGAATAAAAAACAATTAAGAGTAACTGTGTTTATTACCTCATCATCTAATCTTTCTTTGGTAATTCTTAGTGTTATCCAAGTTAATATAATCTGAATAAAACATTCAATAACAGGGACATCTAATAAGATTGTTTTTAATACAGTTTCTAACTCCATTCTTTACCACAATTAATACACTTAAAAGCAATTGGGTCATTTTCCTCTTCCCGTGGAACTTCTTCTAGTCTAGCACCACAATTAGGACAACGTGGAACAGTAAATAATCCAATTAGTTTCTTGATAAAATTCTTTATTCCCATACACCAGCTAAAGTATAATTGAGAGCTTTAAGACTAGTATTATAGTCACCCTCAAATACAGTATTCTTTAAACGAAGCTCTTCTGTCTTATAGTCTTTGACATTAGAGAAGTAGCCAGTAACAGCATTATAAGCACCATAAGCTGTACCTGCTATCTGTCTTTGTCCAACGCCTTCCTGATAATACTCAAAAGTATCACAAAGAGTATTTAGTTTCTGCATAGATATTTCAGCAGCTTCAAAAGCAGAATTGTTTCTTCGGAATAAACCATTGTATAGATTCAATTCATCTACTCTTTCAAATTCTTCCCCCGTAAGGAAAGTTGCCGACAGATACTTCTTTACTTCTTCATCCGATACTTTGGTCTTAAACAATACTTTGTACATATCTTCTTCCTCTTCTATCTTACGTTCAGTAAGACCGAGTATTTCAGGAACAGTAAGTATCTTAGTATTAACACCTTTGTTATGTCTGAAAGATATATAACTTTCAGCAGATATTTTAGCAGAATGAAGAGCGTTCATACAAATAACTCTTACAGGAGTAATCATCATTTGTACAGCACTACCGCCATCATGGCTATTAGTAAAGACAAAGTAATGTTGAATAGTATCATTAACACCACCAATATTAATATCCTTGTCAAAACTAGCTGACATGAATATCTTTTGTCCATAACCAAAGTAACCTGCTCTATCAAGTTTAACTCTACCACCAAGAGCATCATCGAAGAATCCGAAAGCCATTTGATTTTGTACTACTTCATAACGAGACTTTACTTTCCCAAGAGGAATGTTAGAATCTGTACGATAAGTTGCAAATTCACCAGGAACATCAACAAATTCAAACCCATTAACTACATTAGGAAATACGGAACCGTCACGACTAGCACCATTATCGTGTGCTGGCATTTTAGCAGATAGCTGACATTTAGCAACTGTATAATCGAGTTTAGCTTTTACAATAGCTTCTTCTGTTGTCTTACAATCGCTAATGTCTATACCTATTTTACCTCTCCAAGCAATTCCTTTTGCTTTGAATTTACTTCTATAACTTGAATCTCTAAAGTTAAATTCCATAATTATATGTATTTACTGATTTCTATCATAGCTTGTTCACGAGTACATCCAAAGGCATTCATTATCCTTTGAATAAGTTCTTCTACCCAATCTTCTACTTCAAACATATTACTTAATTATTAATGATGTATTACTTTCTTGTTTAGCAATAGTAAGGTCAGCATCCATACTCAAATTAGCTGCAATAATAGACTTACTAGTACAAGACTTAAATTCTACCTTATGAGGATTTTGTCCAATCCATTGAGCAAGATTAAAGTTAGTAACATTTGCAAGTTCTGATAAACGAATATGAATTGATATTTCAGTATCAATAGAAAATACATCGTCAACAGTAACATCTACAAATGAAGATTGTTCAGATTCCTGCTCTTCTATGGGGGAACTTTCAGCTTTCATGTGAGCACTGATAATACGAGATAGATACTCAATACTAAGACTTTCCTTAATTTCAGTACTCGCAAGATATTCAGTAACTATATCCATAAAGTGTCTGATAATATCAGCAATACGAGCATCGTCTAACTTAGTAACAGTAGTATTACGAGAATAGACCTTATAAGTACTACCTTCAATTACTTTGTTACCGGACTTACCAGTAGAACCAAACATTATAACTGCTTCAAGAACCGCATCTTTAAGACGTTCAAGAGTATTATTTCTTATTTTCTTAATTTGGTTAACACGAGCAACTTCGTCACTACATTCTTTAACGTCACACTGATAACGTTTAATTACTTGAAGATAATCTCTAATCTTGTCTTTAAGATTATCTTCTGTAATACCTAGTTTAGCAACAATTTCTTCTGTTGCTTCACCTTCTTCGAGTTGCAAGATAATATCCTGCAACTCTGCTTTAATACTAAATAAACTACTTCCCATTATGTCTTAATTTAAAATAAGGTTTATCTTTAGTAGAATAACACATATAACTAATAGGACAATCCATAGTTCCCCATCTTTCGCAATCAGAACATGTAAGAGGACTATCTTTTTTAATTAGTTTTAATAGTCTATTTACTAACTTCTTTAGAACTTTCATTTTCAAATGTATTTATTGGATATTTACTTTTAGTTTCAAGAATAGTTCCATTAACAATAGTATCTCCTCTTTTAATAGCTCTAATACGAACTTTCCTATGATATGCAACTTCTTTAAGATTACTTCCAAATTGATTAATTAATCTTTTATTTTTATAAATAGCTACATAAAGACCCACTTGATATTGTTGAGTAACTATCTCAACTTTACCAAGTTCTTTATCATTTATTACTGTTATCATATTCTTCTTTGATTAACTTATTCTGTTCAGATATAGCTTTCATAATAAGCTCGCGAGAATCCCAAAGACTTTCAGCACCAACACTTAGATAATAATGTTCAAGTACTTGTTCATTAGACATGTTTTGAAAGTCTATAATGTGAGGACAAGCTATCATAGCTTCATTAAATTTCCTAGTAACATCATTCAACAGATTATATAGTTTACTACGAATAACCATATTATCTATATTATTCTGTCTTATTCTAGCAATAAGAGCAGGAATTATCTCACTATTATGCATTATCTAATGATTTAATATATTTAATAGCTTCATCACGAGAATCACACAGTTTATCTAATTCAGTACTGCGCTTCCAACCATCTCCTTCATTAGTAATAACGGTAACACCATACTTACCTTTGAAGGTTATACCATTAACTTCTCTATTATATAGACCATGTTGATTATCTTTTTCAGAACAACTAAGTTCTATAATATGATTACCAACAGTATGATAACTATCAATAATAGGAGTAAAGAAATTAGTTCCTTTAATGACACTTTGAAATATTTCAGCTTTTCCCATATTACTTAGCTAATAATTCATCAAGATAAGAATCTAAGTTTTCAATAATCATATCCAGACAATCTAATTGTTTCTTAAATAGCATTAGCTTAAAGTTACCAATATAATTATCTGTTCTACGAGTATAAGAAAGTCGACAATCTTCGTAATTGCTATTAGCTTCTATACGAGTACTTTTTAACTGATTTATAAGATTAGTAAGAATAAATACCTGTCTCTTCTTATCTTTCTTACTTATTTCAGCTATAATATCTGAAACACTTTTTATCTCATTTTCCATACTTACTTCCAGTTTGATTGCGACACCATTCAAGATTAGACCAATGATTATTAGCACTATTACCGTCTTTGTATCTAACATATTTATATACATTAGGTTTAGGATTAGTAACAAATGCTTTAGCAACGAGAGTAGCTATAAATAGCTTAGAACTATTACCATTGTGAAACAATGTAACATGAGGTCTTTCACAACCTTTACCACGATACCATTTAAGATAACGTTTACGATTATCAGACCAAACTCTTCCGTCTTCTCCTACACAATAGTTAGGGAATTCTGAAATAGTAACAAATCTGACTGTTGTTTTATTTTCTTCCATACTTTCTATTTAAATAATATGCACGACGTTTAGCTTCTTTAAAGGAATAAATCTTCCTATGCTTAATAATATGATTAAACAAGTCAATAGGAGCATAAACATCAGGAGTTCTTTTAATCTTACCGTTAAGATAATCATCAATCTTCTTATGTAATTCTTCATAGGTTATTACTATATGAATAATTCTAAGACCATGACAATAAGCGTTATTATCGTTAGGTTGTCTAACAACAACATATCTACCTTTATCTTCTCCTTCTTTCATTATCGGTTTTACAAATATAATCAATCTTACTAATAGACCAAAGAAAATCTTACTGTTTTTAAACATACGTGATTAGTGATTCTAAGGCTCACTGTTGAACGCAAGGCAAAAATAATATAGTTGTTCAGGTAAGTATAGTAAATCGTACAGAGACGAAATATCGGGCATTCTCGTTTATTTCCCCCATAAAGGATTGTCGTTACTGTATACTTCCGACAGTCCTCTTTGAGTATAAGCTAACGATTTATCTCACAATCAGAGTATACAATAGAAACACTAGCTTTACAAGGGAACAACAAAAACCCTACTGCCAATCTCTCGACTAACAATAGGGCAAGGCATCAAACCATGACTTACTTTAACAACTTATACACTACAAGGGTATCATCCTCTTCTTCTTTTTCTAACTTAACGTTAGTATCAGATGTAACACGAAGGCTTCGTATTATATCAGAAGCATTAACAGAATAATAACCATAATCTGAAACAGATACATTTCGGCATTGACTTTGAATATCTTCTGTAAGAAAACCTAGATATATTGATTCTTGTCCTTCGACTGGGTCGAACTTAACCATTAATAACATCTTTAGTTTATCTTTCAGATGTATGTCTTTTATTATCAGTTTCTTCTTCTTATAGTCTATATAAGATTTATTATAATTAACTTTCTTCTTCGATATTATTTGGTAATCCAGTAGGCTCATTATTAAGTATTTTAATTAAATTCCCATGACTTGGGACATTCTTCACTCCTGACCTACATCTATATTCGACAAATGCTGTCTTACCAATAAGTTTATCTTTGTTAAGAAGATAACTTTCACGAGTAGAAGCATCACCAATAGGCATACATTCAAACGTTTCATTATTAATATCATTACTAAGAACGAATTTACTAAACTTAGGTCGTTTAGCTCCTTCGGGAATAACATCAATAATCTTAAACTTACCGTCTAATATTGGTTTACTTTTATACATAGTAGAATTACGTTTGCCAAATTGATATGTAGCATAAGGATTACGAAGAATAGCTCCCTCGAACTTAGCTTCAACAAAGATGTCTCGATATTTAATAATATCTTCATCTCCATTAAGATTATCGTAAGTATGAATAAGTACGAAACGTTTCTTATTATTTATGTGATAATCAAGAATAGCTTTAGCATTAACGTAATTAGGCATCTTAAACTTACCAAACTCTGACTTCAATAATGATATACGACTAGTTTGAATCATATCATCGATAGCTAAGTCGTAACACCAAAATTGAAGAAAGCGATTATATGGACTTTTAAGATTCTCGGCAGCACTTAGAATATCATTTAGTTCAAGACCTGGAATATATAATTCTCCGTCTAATACTAAATTATCTTCTAACATACGATTGAATTGTCTATCTGTAAGTACTTCATCCAACATTACATTCTCTAATACTGGACACTTATATTCAAGTCCTTTACGACTACGAAATACAAGTCCTTTAGTTTTAAAGAATCCTTCACCACGCATAACAGCAGATATATTACAACGAACACCATTAATCTTCATTTGAGCTAATAGTCCTTGTTCGTTATTATATTCATATATCTTAGCTAACATAGGAAGAACAAAACCTTCGTTATTAGTATTGTACTTAGGAAGATAACAATTAAGATAATTAATTAAATCATCTTCATTTGTTATTTCAGCAGGAGTATTATCATATAATTCTCCTAATTCAGTACCACCTTCTCTACGTTTAGCAGCAACAATAGTTTTCCATTCTTTCTCAACACCTCTAGGTGGAACATATTCAGATGTAGTACCTATCTTACCGACAATACCATACTTTAGAATTATCTTATGACCTAGTATTTCTGCTGACCAAAAGATAGGTTTACCTTGTGCATTACGCTTATAAAGAGTAATACTTTTCGATTCACTCATACTTCTTCAATTTTATATTTATTAGGTTGTTCACGCATAAGACCAATAGCAACTTCTCTATCTATTATCATAGATTTATTAGTATCTATAACAATAATCCTGACTTTAGGATTAGGAGAGGGAGATGTAACAGATTTCAGCTCCTTTATGGGGGAAGATTTGGTAATCCGTTTACTAGTCTTATTAGTTCCCTTTTTCTTTTCGTAAACAATAGGAGGATTAACTTCTTCATATTTAAGATTAGCTTCATGAATCTTTTCAAGAGATTCTTTATCATAACCTAAATATATAAGAGCTGCCATTATCCATCTATATCTGAAATGAATAGTTTGAATATAAGGATAATTAGGTAAATCTAATTCGTGAAGATAACTAGAAATAGTATCACTAGTACCGTTAACTTTAAGATTGTGTTGAATCATTCTTATATCAGAAGCATCTAACTGATAACTAAACGGATTTACGTTGTTTAACTTCATTTGCTGTAAGTCTTACAATTATGTACTTTTTAGGTTTACCTATTCTCGCATGATAGAACTTGAAACACTTTAGATAATCAGTACTTTCAGTCCACTGTATAAAGTTTCCTTTAGATACAGATGTATTAGCTTCATAATTAAACTCTCTTGGAATCTTATGACTACTATACATATCTTTATCTAAGTAATTCTTAATGATAGCTAAGTGTTCAGGATTATCAAACTCAAAGTTACCATAAATCTTTATCTTAGAAAAGTCAATTGGTGTACCATCAGAAAGAGAGATACGAATTAAAGTATTAGGATTATCAACCATTTGTTGCTTAATATGATTAAGATACTTCTCTTCTTCATCTGTTAAAGGATACATAAAATAATAGCTATGAACATTTCCGCTATTACCGAAACTGTTTATAGCTATTCTCTTTAATGGAGCAAATGAATTAAAATCAATTACTCTACGTTCTTCTTGTGCCTTTGGAAGTGGCACATATTCTTCTTCTCTACTCATATTCAAATAATGATTCAGTTTGTTCTATAAACGAATTAATAGTTTCTCTTGAATACATACTAACTAACTCCGAGAAATCTTTAGCACCATAACTTCTTGGAATAACAATAGGTATAATACCATATTCTTTTCGTAATCTACGAGCACCACGTACTCCTGTCAGGTCACAATCGAAAAAAGAAATAAGTATTCCATTATCATTTAGCTTAGATTGAAGCCAGTTATATTCGTAATCTTTGAGAACATAGCTCTCCGAAGTAACATTAATTACTCCTATTTGAGACTCTGACAAATTCCCCCGTAAAGGATAGGAATGTAACCAGTAACTTAATGCTAGATTGTCCTTATATGATTTAGTAATAATAATTATATCATACTTAGGTTTATCAAGATTAAGTATTCCAACAAGACCATTATGATTAGTTATAAACTTGATTTCTCCTTTACTTCTATCTCGAAGAGGAAAATAACATTCGATATTATAAATACCATTACTATCAAGTCCGGTAACATAAGCATAACAAGGATCTGATTCCTTATATGTATATTTAGGACTAGGTTGACAATACCTATTAATATACATTTGGTCAACAGGATAGACAAAATGAGTATTAAGCCAATGTAGACTAACTCCCCATTGTCCCCAAATATTCTTATCGTTATTAGTCCAAGTTCTAGTAGCTATTTCAATAATTGGTTTACTAGCTTTGATTTTAGATATTACTTGTTTAAGTAAGATTTCATTTTCTTCATCTACTTCTCCGTCATATATTATCTTACGGAAAGTATAAGCTATATGCTTTAATATATAATAGAAATCTGCCTTATTAGCAACATTTATATGACGACCAGTTTTAAAACTTAGTACATAAGCTACTAAGTCGAAACAATCACCAAAGAAAGAACCATTAAAATCACGAGCTTTTAGCTTGTGTTTATTATTGAAAGCAAAACCAAATGTTGGATGATTATCAACACGTAAAGGAGAACAAATAAGTTCATTATTTTCTACACAATTATTAACTACGGATATAGGTATACCCATATATTTAGCCATAATCATTTCTTGACTAACCTTAGATAATATAAACTCTTTTGTTAAGTCTTGTTTTATTCCTCTACGCATAATATAACTAGATAAAATAAGCCTAGCTTTTACACTAGGCTTATAACATTATTAACGAAATATATTTGGATTACTTAGAATGGTAAGTTATCATCTCCTCCTGTTTCAGGAGCAAAAGCAGAACTTTCAGTAGGAACAAATCCGCCTGCTACACCACCTGCAAAACCACCCATAGGCATACTCGGATTAACAATTCCTGCACCCATAGGAATACCACCAATACCAGCAGCAGTTCCAAGATTAGGAGCTTTTCTTTGTTTAGACTGTACACCGTCCATTGGAGCAATACGTTCTTTAGTAATATCAAACATTAGACTTGGTTCTTTGAAATGGTTAGCATCAATCATAAACTGTTCTTCAAAGATTCCTTGACCTACAATATTTGGGAATACCAAATCGCCTTCTTCTGAACCTTGACCGGAGAAAGCCCAATCACCTTTGTTCTTATAATAACGATTAAGTCTAAACCAGAATTGTCTAGGTTTACCTGTCTTGTCAAGCAATGCAGGTTTACCATTTTCTCCACCTGTTTCAACAAGTTTAACTACATTGTCAAATAGGATTCCCCAAGCCTTGATAACATCTTCGGTTTCTACTGGTTCATACTGACCGTTATCATCATAGTCAACATAACCAAGTTCAAGCATTTCAGCTTCTTCATCAGTCATTTCACGACCTTTGAATACAACTACATCAAGGAAGTGTTTAATCCAAGCAAAGTCCATATTGATGAACTTCTCTTTAGAACCGCCTGGGATATAGTCAACATTACTTTCGTAAGCCCAAAAGGTTTTACTAGCAACACGAACATCAGCAGGATTAGTATGAAGAGAAGTAGCTTCAATAACAAGCTGTGGAATAGCTTTTCCTGCAAATGCAGGACGCATATTACTCTCTTCTTTCATAGTTACCCAAGCAACACGAGCATGAAGATGTCCAACAAATAACCAAATGTTATTAATAGCATCTTTATGAGAGAACTTCTTACGAGCAGTAGTTCTTGTCTCATTACTAATACCTCTACGACGCTTTTTAGTTGCAGTAGTTGCAGCATTATTAGCTGATTGATTAACTACTGGTTCTTCTACTTTAGCACTTTCTTCTTTTTGAGTACTCATAAAATTTATTTTTATAAAGATTAATACTAACAACAACAAGTTGTACAGGCTTGTTGTTTATTGCAAAGTTTCCAAATATAATAATTTTTTTAAATCATAGCCAAATAAAAAAGAGCTAAATTCAATTAAGAATTTAGCTCTTTATAATCTAGCTTTTATCTAACCGGAAGAAGTTCTTATTTAGAAGATTGACGAGCAATCGGTTCTTCATCGGCTTTGAAAGAAATCTTATAAGCGTTAACTTCAACAGTTTCTTTTTCATCACCAATAACTTTACCAGTTTCAACAGCAACTACGAACGGTTCGTTCAAGTTAACTTCAAATACACGGTTAAACTTCTCTGCTTCGTCACCGAGATTTTCTTTCAATTCCGACCACATTGAAGAATCGGAGAAAGTCAACGGCAAACCAAGACCAGTAAGATTGGAAGAAGTAGAAGTACGAGCACCAGAGTAAGCACGAGTAGTAGGATTATAGTCATCAATAGTAACTTCTTCTACTGACTTACCAACTTCTTCTGCGATTCTTTCTTTGTTAAGTTCAAATGCAGCCGCTTTCTGTTCAGCAGTCATACGAACACCTGCAAGTTTGATTTCTCCGTTCTTCTCAAACAAAGGTATACCTTTACAGATACCATATTCACCGAAGTTCTGAATAAGAGCAGCACGAGCAGCTTCTGTACCAAACTCAACATTGTTCTCTTCGCACCATGCCATTACTTCGGCATCACGTTCAGCAATAGCTGCATCAATATCAGCAATATTACTAACAAACTGTACGTTATCACCAGGAACAAGACCCATAATACGAGTTACTGCACCTGCCAAGCTAAACTTAGCTTTAGTACTGTTAGCAGTCAATGTAGGTTCGTTACTAGCTTGCATTACTCTCTTACCGCTTTGTACGGCTGACATTCCAAATTGAAGTCCCATAGTTGTAAAAATTTAAATGATTAATAATTATTAATACTAGGCTTAAAGCCTATTGTTATCTTAGTTTTTGTCTTATTTCGTATCTATTGATTAGTAATAGTTAGACTTCTATTACTATCAAATCTCTACAATATCAGCATCACTGATATTCATATTGTTTACTATCTTAGCTTCTGTTGTTTCCATACAACCAAGTATAACATCAGCAGCTATATCACGAGCAGCTAGTGTAAACGCTCTATGTCCAATAAGAGTTCTCATATATTTAGTATATGTATCTTTACTAGCAAGTCCAGCAGTTACAGCGTCACTATAACTAAAATGTCCTATACTAGTAATAACTCTGTTATCTACCACACGAGTAAGTTTATATTCAGTAATATAATCACAAGGAACATTAGGTATTCGGAAGATTGGAACTAATCCTTTAGCTGCAAAATCTTTAGCTTGTTGTTGATTAGCTGCAACTCCGAACTTATTATTTAACTGATATTCCTTATATATAGTACCATTATAATCTTGATAATTCCTAACCGGATAAATACCAATTTCGTCATTATCAGAACTAGCATTAAATTCATCAGCTTCTTTCTTGCTTTTGAATCTCCTACAATACTCTGGTATCTTACTATCAATATAAACATTATTACCGTCTGTATATTCATACAGAGCTATATAATCTTTAGTGCATTCCCATGTTATAGCTGCCTTCAATAATAACGCTTTAATTAAGTGAACGTCTAATGTAGTTTTACCATTAATAACTCCTAGGTGTTCAATACAACTAGTAAATGGTAAACCTAGTTCTTTAGCACGACTATATATCGCAAGACCATCTTGAATAGTCTTAATACCGCACTTATCACTAGACATTACTGATTTCAGATACAACTCTAACTTACTCCTATCATCGGGATTGTAAATGTCTAGGGTATTCAGAGCAGAAGCCATAATCATACTATTATTAGTAGGTTTTGCTTTTGGTTCTGTCTTAGCTAGAGTTTTTTCATTCTCTGTCTTTACTTCTTCCATTATTTCAAAGTTCGCTTATTGATTACTCTACAAAGATACTAATTTCTTTTATAACTCCAAAGATTAGCATCTGTTATTCTCCTATTATGAAATCATTTTCACTATCTTTAACTATTTCATAGTCTTTTCCTCCTTTCGTTTCTGCTAGCTTCTTTTCTTCATTCGTACCTTTACAGTATATCTTATATATTATATTAGGTACAGAACTAAAAGATAGATTAGGTATTCGATATTTTAAGTCTCGTATTGAGCTGCAAAGAGGTGAAGTGAAAATCACTATATCTACAACTCCTATAAAGCTCGTATCAATAGAATTATTTGCCGACAATACTTTCATATAGTCGTCATTAAATAGCTCCAAATTTCGCGTTCTCTGCGCTCTTGCTTGCATGATTACTGGTTGTCCGATTTTAGCTCCAGTTTTATATACTTTCGGTTTACCTTTCTTATCATAAGCCTGTATTCCTTCCATATCATTATGATAGTTTCCGCAATAGTCATATTGTAGAATACTCATTCCAGTTTGGAATATCTCACCATTAGTCATAATAGATTTACCTTCATATTTTATATTAGCATTTAGGTACTCTGTTATCTTTCCAGCAAACACTCCATTCTTTGAAATAATAAGTATTCTTTTGCCTATATTTTCCTTAACTATATCAAGTATTACATCTAGCTTAACAATATTATCAGTAACTACCTTAGTACGTTCTCTAATAATATTATAAGTTTGAGTAACTCTCTCGACTAAAGCACTAGGATTATATAATTCATCAATCTTACGACACATTGCATCAGTCATATCCATTTTAGCAGACCAACCATTACTTTCTGCTACTTGTAATCTACAAGTTTCAGCAGCAATATTAAGTCTAGTATTACCAACACGACATTCTTCTAACTTTTCAAAAGTACCAAATATAGTAACACTTTCATTAATATATTGGCTACATTTATCATAATAGATTCTATCAGCATCAGTTAGAATAACACCCTTTTGGTACTCCTTTATGGGGGAATGAATAGAACGATTAATTAAGTGAGCATAATTAATTTCATATACTTTAGGAGCATACTTATACATAAGTACAGCATTATCAGCAACACTATCAATAGCATTAGTAGCAAGTAGTTTAAACTTAAAATAGTTACCACTATATTTCTCTGCAATCTTTCTGAACTTCTTTACATTAATAGTAATAAGTACATCTTTATGACTACTAGGACTAGGTTTATACGGAGAACGCTCAACATAATCACGAGTGAGTATAAGACATCGCTTATCAGTTATTAATTGTTTATGAATCTCTTTAAATTCAGAAGTATTATCAAGATAATAATTAATGTTAGCCCTATCTTCCATAGTCTCTGTTATAATAAGAGACGTTAAATCAGGAGTTTTAGCTACCATTTTATCTAACACCATTGTAACAAAGTTCATTACACTTAGTGGTTCGGATAGAATAACACTACCCACACCTTTGTTAGCAGACCATTTATTAGCAGCTTCATTATAAATATCGGTTACATCGTTCATAATACAAGTTGTTCTTTATAATGTTTAGGATTAACAAGAACATAACTATGATTAAGAGGACTATTTAATAGAATGATATTGCTATCTATTGAAAAGTCAGAACCATAATTATCAGTAAAAGAAATGATTAAATATTCTAATATAGTATTATATCCTATTATCATTCCTTTAACTTTATCCAATATAATCTCTTTTCCAAGATTATTTATACATATCTTTTCTATATCCATTTTATTAATCAAATAATGTATTTCTCATTCCATAATATTTCTTTACTAAACGTTTACCTTTACCTTTATTATTACGACTTTGCTCTATTGGTTCTATAATAGCCATAGCTTCATTATAATAATATAAGTAATTAACATTTAATTCAGATATATCAGTATCATCAACAGTATTACATATAGAAACACGTTGACCTGCACATAGAGAACTTTTCTTAACTTGTTCTTCGTTACGCTCATTCCAGCCCATACTCTCAACTTTCATCAATGTTCCCCCCGTAGAGGAGATGTAAAACCTTGTATTCCTCTGCACTACATCTGTTCTTATCTTTCCGTCTACAACATGAGTAAACTCTAGTCTATACTTATGATTAACATTTTGAGTACGACAGAAATCAAGAATAGATTTAGCATTTCTAAGAGTTTCCATAACAGGAGTACCATTAATAAAATATTCAGTAACACATTTAGCTACAATAGGAGAATTATATCCTTTAGATAAATCCTCTAAGAACATCTTAGGATTCATTCTACCTTTGAACTTACTACTACCTCCCCGTTTAACAGTAAGATAACTATTAACACCTTCAGTTACATATTTTGTATAATATGTAAATTCTAGCTCTAATCCTAGATGTTTCTCCCACCAATGACAAATATCATCGGCAGTTTGTTCTAATTCTCTAGGAACAATAGTTACAATACCATCAGTATTAGCACTTATAACATGAATACCTGCAAGTTCAAGTTTCTCTATTAACATCAATAAGAATAACTGACCATTAATAGTTACTTGATACATTGCTTTCTTGTCACATAAGAATGACTTCTCACTTCCCATTTTACCAAATATACCAGCATTTGCTACAATCTTTAGACAAGCAGCAGCAGTAGCATGTTTATCTCTCTCCATAACATCAAGAGATTTATCTTTGGCTAAATGTTTATGTTCTAGTCGTTCATCAACAATAGTATCGGCTATGCGAAACCATGCTTTAGGAATAAGGTGTTTCTGACATACTTTAAGACTACGTATCATATTAGGATAATAACTTGCAACATCTCTATCAACAATAATACTATCAGAATTTTCAACATATACAGCCGGAATCTCATTTGAATGTAAACCCCCAGTTGCGATGGTATAGGACGTGCCCATAAAGGTAAATTCCCTGTCAAATTCGCCCTTTTCTCCACGTAAGGTAAGGGAACGTATGTCTGACAAAATATCGTTCAATTCAGGGGTCGAAAATGCGATTTTATCTGACAAGATTTCGGAAACCAAAATTTTCCTACGTATTGTCTTAGTATCAATAAAGGCTTTAGGATGTAGACCAGTAAATTTACTATATAGTTTAACAATAACTTTATCAGCTATTGTACTTCTACTAGCAGAATACACATCTACCTTATATTCTTCACTAATACGATACCTTAAAAGAACTTCTTCCTGATTCATTCTGATTAGCTCGGCAACAATATATACATCATTGTCATTATAATCAGCCATTTCATTAAGATATTCTTTAGGAATAAATCGCTCAAATACATTACGATAATGAATATTAAGTTCTCTATCAGTCATTCCCTTTGCTTCGGGCAATCTCTCGTGATAATAATGTCTATCTAAATCACCAATAGGTGGCATAGTATACTCTTTTAGATTATACCATTTAATATTAATAGAAGTCTGTTTAAGACTTTTATGATAATGGTCTAGCCTAAAGATTTGGAATAAATCTAAGTCTCGAAATGCCACGTTATTACGCAGTATAAGAGAAGTGAAGTTATCAGTCCAAAGAGTATCATTATTAGAACTACGAATAACTCTCTGTGATGTTTCATATAAGAATGTGATTAACTTACTAGGTTTATCAAATTGATTATAATACATGAGCAATGCACTCAACATTAAGCGGTCGTACTTCCGATTATTATATCCGAAATAATCTGCTTTCTGTTGTAACCAATATAATAAACTGAATAAATCAGTATCATCATCTTCATATAAAACAAAACGTTTCTTAGGTATTGTTTCTAAACGTTGTTTTATCTCTGCAACAGTAAGTTTATCAATAAGAGGAATAGCTTTTCCTTCATTATCAACACAATCACTAAATACTTTGAGATAACTACGTAAATCAACAAATACTACCGAGAAGTAATTTCTAGTTACTTCGACATCATAACACATAGAGTTCATACTTATACTTTATTTATTGTCCATAACACAAATATAAACGATTTTTACATCTACTACAAGCTGTATATAATCTACGAAGAGTTTCATCTATATTTCCCCAAGGATTACCAGTTCTAGTATCAAATACAATATCATTTATATCTACATACACATCGGCATAAGTACTTCCCTGTGCCTTATTCGCAGTAAGAGCAAATCCATAATCTAAATCACGACTGAACTTTATCTTATTAGTAGCTTTATCTAATAGATTAACTAATAATAAGTTTCTTTCCCTAAATTCATAGTATTCTTTCCAACGTTTAGTTCTATTATATTTATCAGCATTAATAGCATTATAAATATAAGATTCACCTAACTTATAATAAAGTATAGCATTATTAAAATCAGAATGGTCTACTACAAATAAAGGCTTAGTTCTATTACCACCATTAACTCGTATGAAGGTTACATTAAATCCATGAATATTATCTCTATTAGTAAAGTTCTTAATATCATGTATTATATAATCTTCGGAATTAATAATAATAGGTTCTTTAAAATCATCAATAAAAGTATTATAAGACATTACTAAATCATTCTTAGTTAGAATTGCTTTACCACTATCTTCAATAATATTCTTACGAATGAATTTATTCCAGTCAGACACAGATTTATTAGTATAAGTAACAAGACGACAAGTATCAACATCTCTAGTAAATTCTTCATTATAAAATCCGTCTATTACAAGAGATTGAAACTCAAATGCACCACAAGTATAATATCCTTTAGTTTGAGTAGAATCAAAAGCATACCGATTTCTATTGATAAACTCTAGGAACTTCCAAGTTCTATTATCAATATCCTTTCTCAATATCCTTAATAATTCACTAACAGGATTACTTTCTTCTTGTCTTACAATCTGTCTAAGAGTATAAAACTTAATGTTATCGAAACAACGCGAACGAGTTTCTTTAACAGGCGGTAACTGATAGTTATCACCCATATAAATAAGCATACAGCCAAACTGTTCACACTCTCTTTCTATAAGAGTTTTAAGATTAATACCAATCATAGATGCTTCATCAACAATATATAGCTTATATTGTTTAATCTTCTTTTCAGCCAATGGGTCAAAAGGAGGATTATTAACATCAAAATCAGTAACATCAGTATTAAGTCTTAGACCTAAATCACTAGCCACAGTAGATGTAGCATATCCAGTAGATACACGAAGTACACGAGCAGCTTTATGAGTAGGAGCTGCAAGTCCAATAACAGATTTAGCTAAACCACATCTCTTTATTACTTCACGTATCATATAAGTTTTACCTGTACCAGCAGCACCAATAAGTGCACGTCTATAATCACCTTCAACATAACCTTTTTCTATAAAGGCTACAAGATTCTCATAAGCAATCTTTTGGTCACGAGTAAAACTATTTAAGACACTATCATCTTTCTTAGCATCATCAAACTTTTCAAAATTCATTGCATTTCAATAAAAATTTATCAATATTATCACGACATTTAAGAATATAACCTTTAACTGGTAATCCTATCTTAAATGGAATATAACAACTAGGCATAGTACAATAAGCATCAGTACATCTAACAATCTTAGTAGGTCTACCATGACTATCCAATGCACGAGTATATATTGTCTTAAAGCCTTTACATGAGCATGAACGTTCAGATAATGTAATAAGTTCATCAGTACCTTTAGGATTGAACTTATATTCATTGTTATGTAGAACAATAGTACCTACAACAATTTGCATTATTACTTTCTCACGAGGAATCTTCTTTTCCTCATTTACAGCAGATAGTTTAAAACTTAGTCCCATATTACTAAGATTTAACAATTTGATTAGGAAGATATTGTATACAACACGCTCCTTTACGGGGGAATATCTTATACTTATCAGTATTCATAATCCTAGGTAACGGAATAATTTCACAACATCTATCATCATGAACATCTATAATAATGCAATGATAAGCATTAACATCTGCATCATGAGATATAACAGCTTTAAGTCCTTCAAAATATACATCAAACGTACTATCAGGATTAACACATTGTTTTAAATCTACAACCATATTAATTAGCTTTAGTTTTATATATTTCGTATAACTTACTAAATTCATCAGAAGGCATACATACAATAGGAACATTAGTATGCATTTGGTCTTTAGGAACAATACAATTTCTAGCAGTAACAATTCTATTGTCTTCAACAAACATGGTTTCAAGAACTAAACAATTACCACCATCTAATATTTCCTTACATTTTGGACAAATATAAATATTATCTGTACCAAATACAAGAAGCTCATCGCCACAAACTAGACATTTGCCAGTCGTGACAATGAGCTTACCATTATCTTGTTTAAACTCGTTGAGCTTGGGCATAACTAGGAATACGTCTCCTTTCTTCCATCTTAACAAGTTTAACACTAGTATTTTCAAGTACATTAAGAGTAAAAGCTACTAACTTATAGCTTCTCTCATGCTTTCCGAATTTAATTTTCTTCTTAATCATTACGTTTAGTATTTAATTATTATTATTTAATAGGAGCATCTGACCGCTCCGCTTCGCTCCGCTTTCTTCCCCCATAAAGGAGTAGTGATTCTTTTACTTTCTCCTTTATTTCATTTAGAATTCTCTTATTAACAATAGAATTTTCATTCTTTGTTTCACCAGTATACATGGAATCACTATACATAATTTTAAAATATAGTTCTCTGATATTCCTTTGAGAATCATAAATGTTTAAAAAGAAACTAACATAAGTAGCAGGTTTAATTCTACTAAGACGTATCTCAATAGATAGATGTTCTTCACCTAATACTTTTAACTGCAAAAGATGTAGTTCTCTAACTAGTTTAATAAATTCTCTTTCATTCATGTCGGTATATAGTTTTAATTAATTAATAATCATAGAAAAGGAGCAGACGCTTCTGCTCCAAGCTAAATAATTAATATTTATAAAAGTCCTAATTCTATCTCACGACAGTAATTTAAATTAGGGGTAAAAATTAGATTAAATTCTGTTCTATCTCACGACAGTAATTAATAAACTTGTATTAAACACAAATACTATGTATTTATAGCTGACATTTTACGAAGAGGATTTCCCTTACTTCAACCATTTGGTCAATGTTTCAACTTAGATTAGTCATCATCAGAGCTATCAAGAAAAGAAATAGTGCGATTCTCACGAACAGCACTATTATAATTCCATAAAACCAATAAATACTATTCTCACGAATAATAGATATTACAATACGACAAATTTAATTTTAGTTTAACTAAAACAGATAAAACAAAATTGACAAATTACTTATTATATATCTTTGTATAATCTACACAATAAAAATCAGGACAATCTTTAAGAAATAATTCACATATTCTACGAGCTTCATCTTTACTATTACCAGAGTAAAGAGTTTTAGCATTACCATTAAAAGACTTTCTTAGCTTATCATTCTTGTCTAGGAATACAAGATGATTTTCAGAACAATAGAATACAGAATAAATCGGAGCTTTACTAGCTTCATATTTAGCAAGAAGTTTATCATAAGATTCTTTAGCGCTGTCTCTCATATCACTAATATATTTGATATAAGAAAGCATAATACTATCCCATTGTTCAACAGCTTTAATCTTATCTTCAATAGAATACTTACCATCAAGAATAGCTTCAAGAAGATTATTCAATCCTTTAACATTAAGATTTTCTAAATCTTCAAGAATAGCTTTATTAAATTCTCCTTTAATAAAAGCCTTACGATAATCTTCTTTAATAGAATCAATAAGATTAACATCAGAACCACTAGCTAAAGCACAAGCTAAAATAGCAGATATAATATCTTTCATTATAATAAATTTTTAAATTAGACAATAAAAAACTCTACTAACATTACTCTAATCTCACGACCTGAATAATCTTAATAGAGTGGAAACCGACATTTATTTAACCCTTTTGTCAGATATTAATTAAATAGAGTACGTATCGGCATTATACTAAACGTAAAATAATAACTGCAACAGCTCCTAAAGCAATAAGAGAAGCAATAACAAAACCAACAGTATTATACTGTCTCTTAGCTTTAAGCTCTTCATAATCTTTGTTAGCTCTGTCTAATTTAGATTCAAGATGCTCAACACTATCACTAAGAGCCTTATTATTAGCTTCTAATTGATTCTTTGCAGAATTTAATTTAGAAGACATATTACGAAGTTCTTTATTTTCATGACAAACTCCTTCATACATAGCCTTATAATGATTAAGACCAGCATCAGACTTTTCATTAGATTTACGTAGACGGATAACTTCTGTCTTTAATTCGTTAACTGTTGGACGTTTCTTACTAAAAATATCGACATCTTTCTTTAATTCGTTCATAACTATTAGTATTTAATTAATCTTCAATATGAGTTATATCTAAGTCGAGGTCTATGTTATCCTCGCTTAGAGTATTTCCAGTATTCCAATTATTAGCCATTTCACAGTCGAGATAGTCTATATCGGTTACTAAACCACAAATAGGAAATTCTACACCTTCGTCATACATAATCTTAAATTTTGTAATACGGATGCAAGTATAGCAATAAATAATGGAAATACCAAACAATAATGATAATATTTAATGAGTATTGCTATAAGTTATATCATCTTTGAATTTATCCATTATATCATAAACTGATATATTAGAACAATTCAATAGAGTATTAATAGTATTAGCAGTACGTTGGTCTTTACAAGTAATATTAAAATTATCATAATTGAACTTACGAACAACATTAGGACTAGCTTTATGAATATAATAAATATCCATAGCAGAGACATTGAAGTCTACAATATCATTTTCGTATTTATCTAATACGTCTTTAAGAGATATGTAATATCTACAATCACCAATAGCTCTAGCAGCACTAGCAATATCTTTAAATCGAATAAAGAAACCAGAATCAATAGAATTACGAATAGTTAGCCATTCAAAATCTAGCTCGTATTCTTTATATGGTTGAACATAAAGTCTCAAATCATAAAGAGCTTGTCTAAAAACTCTTAAAGTATGAGTTCTTTCAGCTAGTAGAGAAGTCTTTTCTTCTAATCGTTTATCGAGCTTATCAATATCTTCTTTAGAACGGCTTAATTGAGTATTGAGTTCCTCATTAACTTTAACAGTAGCATTAAGAGTATCTTCGATATTCTCTAACTTAATAAGACTATTAGTTTTCTCTTCAATAATCTTATCCTTCTTTACAATAATATCTTTATATTCATTTTCTTGCTCTTCAATTTGATTACGTAATTCGGTAATTCTATTACCGCTATTAGTAAGTTGTCCTTCAAGAAACTTAATACGTTCAGTTAACTCATTATTATTAGATTTAAGAGATTCAATCTCATCACAATCTTTAATAGTATAAGTATTGCCTAAGTCAGCAATCTCACAAATAGAAGCAAGTGATTGAAAATCTAAATCAATTATACAACCACTAGCTTCAACAATAGTAACTCCATTTGCATGAGATACAAGAGTTATATGCTTTTTATCATTTACAATAGCTTTCATAAATATAAGTATTAATTATTAAGAATTTAATTTTAGAAGTAGAATCCATACTATAATAGTATAGTACTATATAGTAGACGAATAAAAACTAATAACTATTATATAAGTTATTATAGTTTGAACTAAAGAACGAATGATAATAACCTTCTTATAAGAAAGGTAATTAAACATTAAATAACATAGCTATATAACTATCCCAATTAAAGATAGAAATATATGGAACTGATAATCTGTCATGGTGAAGTAATATCAAATAATATTAAGAATATACATAAAGTAGACGCAACTATTATTAAAGCGAATAATGTAGTAAGAAGAGTAATCTTAGTGTTAATAAGAAACTCACTGCATTTAATAAGTGCGATAATAAATAGTAATGCTAAGACAATAATATCGTAGTTAGACATAATAGTATAAGTTAATAAGTAGATAAGATAGAGAGTAAAAGAAGTACAGTAATGTCACTCCTTTATGGGGGAGAAAAGCGAGCTTTGCGAGCGGGACAACTCAAGCTACACAACAATACAATTATTAATAATGGTATTATCAATAATGTTACTTCTGTTATCAGTTGTAATACATAGTATTGTTATTATCGGAATCGTTCGAACTACTATTGTCAAAGACAATGGTAGTGACGCTCCAACAATAGCAACAATAATAGAACAATAATAGAACAGTAAACAATATAATAATGTGGACTATAATAAGAATAAGACTATAATAAGAATAAGACTATAATAAGAATAGGATTAAAATCCTAACTATCAATATTATTGCTACAATATAAATAGGATTGAGAACTAGGAACTAGTTCCAAGACTACTAACAACAATAATCTATAACAATTAGGACTATTATATGATTCAAATCCTAACTCTAAGACTATTAGAACAAAGTTCTAATCGGATTAGACAATTAACAACCAACAACTATCAATATAATAGTAAGGACTAAAACTATAATAATCATGTCTAATAATAGGTTTATTATATAAATATGATTCAAATCCTAGCTCCATAAACGAAATGGTTTAGGTAATAGTTGTAACATTGTAGGTAAGAATAGTGAGTTAGAATGAAGGAGTAGAGGTAGGAGAGGGAGTAGTCCCACTACTTAACCAACTCATCTCTCTTATCTACATCTTCTAACTATTCTTACTCCACTAGTATTATCTCACTCTATTGTCTACTCTACTATCTAGCTTAACGAGGAGCCTTAGCGACCCTTCCGAGCATTGATGTTGTCAATACTAGTAATAGTCTTGATACTATTGATGTTATTGATACTATTTGTTGTTATTGGTGTGATTGTATGAGCTTGCTCCTATTGTCTACGACAATAGTCACCGACCTTGCGGACGGTCTTTTCGACCCCTATATATATATATATTATAATTATATACTAACGTATATAATATATATATATATAATATAGACGCATCTGATTCTGTATCAGATTTTCTAACTCTGCTATTAGTCCATTACTCTTGGCTAACGAGGAGCTGCTGCGACCCTTAGGGTTTTGATGTGGTTTTGCAAGGGTTTTAGCTTATCAGTTGGTTAGCTTCGCTTATCAGATGACTAGTGTCGTTTCCAATCCCAGTTAGCGAGCACAAGTCGAGAGTATTGTCGAACACGTGCTGAATAG